AGATGGTACCACGAATCCACGCATGGAGCTGGCTTTTCGCGAGCCGAGTAAGAGAATCACGAAGAAGAATAAGAGTGCGCAGACGGGCGAGGCTCTTAATACGGTCATAAACTGGAAGAACACTACGAATAACGCATACGACGGAGAGAAGCTTCATCTCATGTACTTGGATGAGGCTGGTAAGTGGGAGAAGCCTACAGATATTCGGGATGCATGGAGAATCCAGCGCACCTGTCTTATCGTGGGTAGAAAGATCGTGGGGAAGGCCTTGGTCGGGTCCACCGTCAATCCTATGGACAAAGGCGGTAGAGAGTACAAAGAGCTTTGGAGAGATTCGGATCCCTCCGAAAGGAACGCCAACGGAAGAACCATATCGGGACTGTACCGACTCTTTATCCCAGCTCACAAATCCCTCGAAGGGTTTTTTGATGTGTTTGGAAATGCTGTGTCTTATGATCCGCCATCAGCAGTAGAGGGGTTGGATGGTGAGGACATTGTCATTGGTGCTAAAACATATCTCAAAAACGAGAGGGAAAGCCTCAAGGGAGATCCATCTGAGTTAAATGAGGTAACTAGGCAGTTTCCATTTACCACCGACGAGGCCTTCAGGGACAGTATCGAGGGAAGTGTATTTAACATCGGGAAGATTTACGAGCAGGTACAGTACAATGACGACCTCTTTCCAAATCCTGTTGTTCGTGGAAATTTCGTATGGAAGGACGGTGTTCAGGATGGCAGGGTTGTTTTTTCTCCAGATGCCAAGGGTAGGTTTAGGGTTTCTTGGATGCCACCCAAAGACATGAGAAACGTATCTCTAACAGATCGAGGCAAGCGTATTCCACCTAATGCAGAGCTGGGGGTAGGCGGGGTTGACTCCTACGACCTTGACGCCACCGTCGATGGACGGGGGTCGAAAGGAGCGCTACACCTGTACAACAAGTTTCACATGGAGCATCCATCGAACATGTTTGTACTGGAGTATGCGTCCCGTCCGCCTTTGGCTAAAATTTTTTACGAGGATTGCCTTATGGCCGCTTTTTTCTACGGTTACCCACTGTTGATTGAGAACAACAAGTACGGTATTGCAAGATACTTTGAATCAAGGGGTTACGATGGTTATTTAATGGATAGACCATCCCATTTATCATCTGGGTCCTCTACCATAAAGGTCAAGACCAAGGGCATCCCATCAAACTCTCAGGATGTAATTCAGTCTCATGCTCATGCGATTGAAGGATATGTTCATGATCATGTTGGGATCAACAGAGAAACTGGCGACTACGGCAACATGTATTTTAACAGAACGCTAGAGGACTGGATTGGTTTTCAGATAGACAACAGAACCAAGTTTGACCTTACAATCTCCTCTGGACTCGCTCTACTTGCTGCGCAAAAAGTCAAATCAAAGCCAAAGAAAGACTTCTCTGAAGCCAAATTCTTTAGGCGTTATAAGCCCATAGGATGATTTGTTATATTTGCACTATAATCGGGATAAATGTACAGCAACTCTAAGGCCAACAAATCTTTCCCTGATCCTCTACTTCCTGCTGAGAAAAAAGCGGATAAGAGGTATGGGATGAAATACGCTAAGGCTATCGAGGCCCAGTGGAGGGGTTCATCCGATAAGAACTCGCTCCAGAAGCGTAGAAGAAAGATATTTCAAAGAAACAGAAAGTACTCTCTCGGCATTCAGGACACCTCCATCTACAAGAGGCTGTTGAACAATGTCGACCCCAACTCAGGAGACGGCAGCTTGATGAATCTGGATTACACTCCAGTACCGATTCTGCCCAAGTTTGTTCGCATCGTAGTTAACAAGATTCTTTCTAAGAATCCATATCCCAACCTTGAGGCTATTGATCCGTTCTCTTCTTCGGAAAAAAACAACGAAAAGCGTAGGATCAAAAATCAGGTAGAGCTTAGAGATGAGCTTAAGAAGCTTAAGGAAGCCACAGGGGGTCTTATTTTGGGCGATGATCCAGACAAGCTTCCTGAGACTATGGAGGAGGCTGAAATCTACCTCGACAGCAACGTCAAGACTGACGGTGAAATCTCTGCTCAGATTGCAACGAATCTTACGCTTTCCTGGAACAACTTTAATGACGGCATATTCAGACGTTGCGTTAATGACATGGTTGCCCTTGGTATGTCTGTTATTAAGAGATCTAACGATCCAAACATAGGTATTCGTGTTGAATATGTAGATCCAGAGAAGTTTGTGCATAGCTACACAGAGGATCCTTCGTTTGACGACCTTGTATACGCTGGCCATATTAAGACCATTACGATCTCTGAGCTTAAACGCATGGCTGGGGATCAGTTGTCTGAGGAGGATTACCAGAAGATTTCTCAGAAATCAAAGGGTACTGGAGTAAGCGGTAATGCTACGCAGTACGATGACCTTGGTGACAGAACAATGTACGAATACGATGAGTACACGATCGACATCCTTGAGTTTGAGTTTCTGAGCGTTGATACCATGTTCTTCGAGGAGAAGGAGAACAAGTTTGGAAATAGTAACTTCTACTACCAGGGCTTCTCTCAAAAGGTCGGGAAGGACAGCGTGTTTGAGGCCTCCCCAGAGAAGCTTCAGATTGAGTGCATTTACGGTGGCATCTATATCATGGGGACTGATCACTTGATCAACTATGGTAAGCAGTCCAATATGCCTAGAAACATTCACGATCTGTCTAGAGCAAAGCTTTCATATTCTGTGGTGTCTACGAACATCAACAGAATGATGCCTAAGTCGATGGTTGATAGCTGCGTTGGTTTTGCCGACATGCTCCAGCTTACACATCTTAAGATTCAGCAGGCTATCGCCAAGGCAAAGCCTGATGGACTTATCATCGACATCGAGGGGTTGGAAAATGTGCAGCTCGGAAAGGGCGGAGAACTCCAGCCGCTGGACCTTCACGATATCTACGAGCAGACTGGTGTATTCTATTACAGAAGTAAGAATCCAGATGGCACTGGTCAAGCACCTCCTATCAGAGAGATTGGTAATGCGATCAGGAACATCAACGAGCTTATCGCTCTTTACAACCACTACCTGAGACTCATTAGAGATACTACGGGTATCAATGAGGCTATGGATGCGTCTTCACCGAAAGGTGATGCGCTGGTCGGTGTTAGACAGCAGGCTATCGCTGCAGGAAACAATGCCATATATGACATTACGAATGCGTCGATGATCCTTTACAAAAAGGTGTGCAGCGATATCGTTAAGTGCCTTCAGATTATCCCTGAGGGGTCTGTTATCTCTAAAGCCTATGAGAACGCTATTGGAAAGGAGAACATGACAGCCTTGACATCGTTCAAGGATCTGCCAATGTTCAACTTCGGTGTTCAGGTGGTAAAGGAGATGGAGACAGAGGATAAGCAGTACCTGGAGCAAAGCATTCAGGTTGCGCTCGGCCAGAAAGAGATTGACCTTGAGGACGCCCTGATTGTGAGGAACATGAAGGATGTGAATCAGGCAGAAAGGCTTCTTATGGTAAAGCGCAAGAATCGACAGAAGCAGCAGGCTCAGGTCGCTCAGCAAAATTCTCAGCAACAGGCTCAGGTTGCCCAGCAAGCAGCTCAAGCTGCGGCACAGGCTAAGCAGCAGGAGCTTCAGACAGAGGCTCAGCTTGAGATGCAAAAGATTCAGGCCAAGACTCAGTCGGAGATGGAGCTTGAGAAACTTAAGCATGAGCACAGAAGAGAGATTGAGATGATTAGGGCGCAGGCCACGCTTGGATTTAGAACTGAGGATCAGGAGTTTAGAGAGAAGCTTGAGACCATGAAGGAGGAGGGTAAGGTATCCCGCGTTGATCAGCAGGCCTCTCTTACCAGCAAGCTCATCGCTCAGCGTCAAGGACAGGGTGGCCAGTTCGAAGAAATGGATGAAAACATTGAAAACAATCTGTAATGAGCCAGGTGAATTTTGACGTAGCGCAGACCTTAGATATTATCTGCGTAAAAGGAGACACATTCTCTTTAGATCTAACCCTTAAGGATTCGTCTGGTACGGCGATCGACATTACCAACTACGTGTTCTACACGCAGGTCTTTGATGGATCAAAGCTTCTTATTTCTACGACGGACTCAAAGGACAGTGGGCTTCAAAGAGTTTCTGACGGGAACATCGTTGTGACCAAAAACGCTGATCAAACAACAAACACTGGGAAGTTCAACATCTCAATAACCTCCGCCGTAATGTCAAACATCTCTGCGGGTGGCTATATATATGAGATTCAAATGAGCACCACTGGTGACGTCACTGGTGTGGACACTACAATTTTGAAGGGGGCGTTTGTAGTTAATCAAGACCTGGCACAACCGAGGAGGTAATGTCTGTTGTTGACGTCACAGCCCCTACGAGCTACCAAATTACCGTATCCGCACCTTCACTATATTTGTTGACGGAAACAAGTCCAACAACATACGTGATAACCAGGCCGTAATGCAGCTCGTCAAAGAAAACAAGAAGGGGAGAAAGGGAAAAATGCCCAAGAAGTTTTCTGTCAAGAGTGGGGACAAGTCTCCATCTGGCGGATTGACGGCAAAGGGAGTTAGAAGGTATAGGGCTGCAAACCCTGGCAGCAAGCTTAAAACTGCTGTCACTGGTAAGGTCAAAAAAGGTAGCAAGGCAGCCAAGAGACGCAAGTCTTTCTGCTCACGCATGTGCGGTATGAAGAAGAGGCTGACCAGCTCCAAGACCGCAAGAAACCCGAACTCGCGCATCAACAAGGCGTTGCGTAAATGGAAATGTCGCTGCTAAAAAAAAAATAATGCCACAAGGAAAAGGTACATACGGAAATCAAGTAGGAAGACCCCCAAAAGCCAAAGATGGCATGAGGGTTCTTAAGAAAGGATCAAAAGCTCCAAAGCTTGACATTTTGAACAAATCAGTTATGGTAGATCCCCCAAAGGGATTTCACTGGATGGAAGAGAATGGCAGATACTATCTTATGAAAGGTGATTACAAGCCACATCCAGGTGCAGTTAAACAGGCTAAGTTTAAGCAGGCTAATCACCCCAAATCGTGAAGGTTTATAAGAAAGGCGGTAAGTCTAAGAAGAAGGGAAAGAGAGACGCCTGTTACCACAAGGTGAGATCTAGATATAGTGTGTGGCCATCGGCCTACGCTTCTGGCGCTCTTGTGCGCTGTAGAAAGGTGGGGGCTGCAAACTGGGGCAACAAGTCCAAGAAGAAGTAATGGCTAAGGAGGGTCTCAGAAAATGGTTTGGCAGAAACCAGGGCAGGGGCTGGGCTGACTGCAAGGCGTCAAAGCGTGCAGGTAAGTTTGTGCCATGCGGAAGAAAGAAGGCCAGCAAAAGTAGAGGCACTGGATACCCTGCATGTAGACCCACTGTCGCTCAGTGCAATAGCGCTGCCTCAAAGAAGACAAGCTCTAAGCGCATCTCATGGAAGGGCAAGAAGAAGGCTACCCCAGGTATGCGATTAGTGAAGTCCAAATAATACCTATATTTGCACAAACTAACAAATCAAAATGGCTACAACTACTGTAACTCTTAGCATTTCCAGCGGTGATTTGACTGGCGACGCCCTTGCGCTCTCGTCTACGACCAATATCAACAAGGCTGGAACAACCACTGGTCTTGACCAAACGACTGGTGTCGCACGTAAATTCTTTGCATCTGCTCAGGCTAATACAACTCTGATCGCTGCTGCGGATTACACTGCGGGTAAGGCTCACAAGGTCTACATCAAGAACATTTCCACCAGCCCCTCTGAGTTCGTTAAGGTTGAACTCGGATCGAGCAACCTTTCTCTTGGTTTTCTCTACGGTGGAGACTTCATGTTTATCCCTTATGACGGCGAGAACGATATCGACATTGATACGTCTGCCGTTAACATGACCGTCGAGTACCTCGTTATCTACGAAGCGTAATGGCGCTGGTTAGAGTCAGCTTGGCTTTGTCCAGCTCGGACGTGCTTTCGTCTCCACTAAGTTTGGGGGTGGATGCAGGCCTTGTCGTTGACTCTGGTAACCTAATCAGAGCCAAGGTCAAGGGTACCGCAGCTGATACAAACGATTTGGCGATCTATATCGCAAATCAATGTACAGAAAGAGCTTACCTGTACATCAAAAACATGGAGCGTGAGCTTGAGAACTACATCTACATTCACAACGACACTGACACTGGTCTCGTAGCCAAGATCGGTGGTGGTGAGTTTGCATTTATCCCAATATCGCCCGACAAGAAGTATGAGGTGTACGGTACAAAGGTGAACAGCTTGATTGAATACGGTGTGTTCGGTAACGATGATTCAGACAACCCATACGGAGGTTCATAATAACTAAGACATGGCAACATTAGCAAATCAGGGGATGTCCTCTCAAATGGCCTTCGGTCAGCACGGAAGTGCATACATAGACACTGCTACGGCACTAACTCCTCCATCTGGAAAGGTGATTGTCGCAATCCAGTTTCTTGCCGATAACACCCCCACGGGGCTTGTTGCGGAGGACCCCAAGACGATATTTAATACTGCGGAGGCGGCTCATAACGAATCTACAGCAACTTCAGTAGAGGGCACTGGGGGCCTTATTCTCGCTTCACAGGTCTTTCCAAAGGGATTGACAATCTACGGCAGATGGACATCATTTACTCCGTCCGCCGCTGGTTGCATCGTCTACTTTGGTCCAGCCAAGTAATTAATAAAAACAATTTAATACAATGGAAGAGCAGGGAAACACAACTGCTGGCTTCGAGGTGTTTGACACACCAGAGGCCATGATGGAGGCTGAGGCCCCACAACAACAAGAAGAACAATCATTTGACCAAGCACCAGCTCCAATGGAGGAGCCGCAAGGTCAAGAACAACCGCCTCAGGAATCAGCATACGTTGACCCCGAGGCACCATCACAGCCTGAATTTACTGAGACTCAGTTGGATGATATGACCCTTATGTACCTGAGCGAAAAGCTCGGTAGACAGGTGACGTCATTCGATGAGTTTAATCAGGTTCAGGAACAGCAGCAGGTTCTCGACGAAAGAGTCGATGCGATCTCTCGGTTTGTACAGGAGACAGGGCGTTCTCCTCAAGATTGGTTTGCGTATCAGTCGCTCGATCCACAGAATATGGACGACTCTACGGCTGTGCGCGTCAAGCTTGCTACCGACTACCCAGATCTCTCGTCTCAGGAGGTGAACATGCTGATGAAGAGCAAGTATGGTGTTGATAACGACCTCGCAACAGAGGAAGAGATCAATATCGCACGGCTCAATCTTAAAATCGCGGCACAGGAGGCCCGTCAAGACATTGCCACCATCAGGGAGGAATACTTGGCACCCGATGTGTCTCAAGGTCAGGAGTCATTTGTCAATGACGATTGGATTAACAACATGTCCCAGGAGGTGGATGCACTGCAGGCTCTAGAGTTTGATGTCGCAGACGGCAAAACCTTCCAGTTCGCGTTGGATCAATCCTATCTGTCAGAGTTGAAGGACAAGCAGGCCAACCTCGATTCCTTTTTCGATCGCTTCGTTGATGACGATGGGAACTGGAATCACGATGAGCTTTCGTCAATGTTCGCTGTGCGTGACAACATTGATCGTATCGTGTCCTCGGCCTACCGCCAGGGCATGAGCGATGGTCAGCGCAACGTCGTGTCGCAAGCCGCAAACATTTCAACCGCATCCCCTAATACACAGGGTATGCCACAACAAGAGAATCCTCTCGGCGCACAGGTCAAAAATATCCTGCGCGGTGGGGGCGGCTTCTCGTTTGGTAACATCTAATACTAAGAAAAAATGGCTGATCTCGGATCAACTCCCAGTACTTACAGCACTACCTCAGTGTCTGACAAGACTGTGAAAAATACTTTGCTGTCTAGAGGCTTTAAAATTACGCCCGACAGCTACACTACTATCGACGAGCTTATCAAGGCGACCCGCGAGGACGTCATGCCTGAGCTTATTCAAATCTATGGTGACCAAGGCTTGACGGGCTTCTTGAAGCTCACTGGCGCTGTAAACAGCGGTGGCTCTTCTGACCAGATTGACTGGTGGGAAGCTGGCCGTCGTCACAGAGCATACAGTGGCATTGCATTGGGTACCCCAGGCGGCGCTGCAAGCTTGACGGTTTCTGACGCTACATTTATTGCCGACGTTCAAAAGAACGACGTCGTGATGGACGCGGAGACTGGTGTTCGTTTCATCGTTCAGGATGGTGGTGCTGGAGCAGGTACGCCTGCGACCAATGTCACGCTGGTGAAGATGGATAACACCGCCATCGCGAATGCTGACGTTACTGCTTCTAACGCTACGCTGCTGGTTATCGGTAACATCTACGCACAGGGCACGAACCAGCCTACTGGTTTCACTGACCCAGGCATGAAGCGTTACACCAACCCATACATGATCGTCAAGGATCGCTACGAGGTCAACGGATCTCAAGCTACCAATGTCGGTTACGTAAACTTGGGCGGTGGTGACTACCGCTGGTTCATGTACGGTGAGAAAGAGGCTCGTGCGCGTTTCGAGGACAAGCGTGAATTGATGATGCTCTTCGGAGAAAAGAGATCTGGTTCCGCTGGTACAGCTTTGGACAACGCTATGGCTGGCTCTGAGGGTTACTTCTCAGCCATCGAGGACAGAGGTATCGTCGTTCAGAACGCATCTTCTAACCCACTCGACAGCTTCTCTGAGTTCGACGACATCATCTTGGAGTTGGATAAGCAGGGCGCTCCTTCTGAGTACGCAATGTACGTAAACAGAAAGCAGGACCTCGCTATCGACGACATGTTGGCTGCAGGTATCGCTACTGGTGTGACTGCTGGTCTCCCAGGTCAGTTCGGTGCCTTCCAGAACAACGCAGATATGGCTGTCCAGCTCGGATTTAAGAGCTTTACTCGCGGTGGCTACACCTTCCACAAGCACGACTGGAGATTGTTGAACGATCCAACGATGTTGGGTGCTGCAACTAACAACTTCATCCAGGGCGCTATGGTTCCATTGAGAACGGTCAATGACGCAAGAAGCGGTGCTTCTGTGCCAGCCCTCTCTATGTACTACAAGGAGGCTAATGGCTACTCTCGTGAGATGGAGCACTGGGTGTCTGGCGGTGGCGTGTTGGGTCACACCAACAACGGTGACGCTGGTACGGACCAGGCTGTATTCCACTACAGATCAGAAATTGCTCTCTGCGTTCGCGCTGCAAACCAGCACGTAATGATCAAGGGGTAATAGTCCATTGTTTAACTATTAAAACCTAGATCATTATGGCAAAGTACAGACACAAAGAATCTGGCTCTCTTGTTGTATCAAGAAAAGTCAGAATTTCTGAAGCATTCGCAAACGGCGAAACCACAAATTTTGAAATTGAACAACCAAAAGACACTGTTATTGACAGCGTTATTGTTCGAACGGTTGGAACTGTAACCATGGCAAGCGCCGTGGACATTACTTTTAGCCTTGGAACAAACTCTAACTTTGACGGCGAGGAGGTTGTTGCTGACGTTCTTTATCTTGATGGTTCCGATAACCAAAGCGTTTTGGCTGGAACAGCTCTAACTGCTACTATTGTAGACGGCGTTAATACAGACGCCTTTGGTACTTTTGGCAATCCAGCATCTATTGTAACTGACGAAAGAACTCTTTACGGCAAGTTTGTCGTTGGCGCTGCCAACGTAAGCGGAGGTAACGAGGTTGAAGTTCACGTTGCTTTTAGACACTTCTAATGCGAATGGGGCTTCGGCCCCCTTTGCTTTCTCTTTTTTAAAACACGAAAACAAAAATTATTATGGGACATTTTGATAAGCTTCAGGCTACTACGCTCGAAGCTAATAAGGTTAAAGCCTTCGGCACTAATCACGCCCTTGGGTGTAAGAAGTTCGTTAGCTTTACTGGATCATTGGCTAACATCACTAATGCTGAAGCATACGCTGACGGTGATTGTTTGGTTGAGCTTGGACAGCTCGACATGAACATTCCTGGATCTCATGTTGCGGCATCTAAGTTTATTGTTGACAAGGCCATCATTAACGTAACCACTGCTGCTGGAACCACTTTGGTGGGCACATTGAACGTCAGCGCAACGTCAGGCACGGCGCCAAACGCCGCATTGACTTCTGGCACTGAAATTGTTGGTGCTGGAGTTACATACTACGATGGTCAAGTTGCTGCGGATCTTTCTGTTACTGAGGTGGATATTAACTTGAACTCTGCTGTTGTTCAGTTGCACACTCCATTTCAGGACTTTGATGCGTCTAAGGACTTTTTGTACTTGTGCACCACAACTACTTTGAGTACTTCAAATGCCGCAACTGCACAGGCATGTAGATTTACTGTACACCTTGAGTACACCGTAATCTAAGAGATTTTTAATGCACGAGAAAGGCCCTTCGGGGCCTTTTTCTTTTTCCCTATATTTGCGGTACTTTAGTACAATGAACAAGTATTTCATTTTCCGTAGAGAGGAGGTTACTGAGGCTAGTATCACATCCTCGGATACAGGTGTTGGGATGAGCGTCTTTGCTGTACCAGCAGAGAGCGTATCGTACATGTCTGCGGAGAAGGGGAAGGTGTTCATCGTATTTAACAACGCCACCCTGTATCAGGAGGCGAATCTCCGAGACGGAGAGTCCATCAAGAAGTCAGCTGTAACGATTGGTTGTCCAGTGGGTGAGGAGACTCAATTCATTGAGGACATAGCTGCGTTTATCACTGGTGAGACACAGAGAAACATCATGAGATTTGATGTTCTGTCTAACAAGTCTACATTTAAGCTCGCCGATACGAAGGATGCAGATAGCATCACGCCAGTTATTAGCACTCGACCCATAAACATGCAGACTGGCAATATTAGTGGCCATACAGTTAGGCAGACAGAAGGGAGTGACAGTGTAATTGCTGGAATTGACTTCGGGGCCAACCAGCCCATTGTTGACTACAATCACACAGGTCTATCATCGTACTCTGACGGAACTGAAATCGCACATTCTGGTAACGGGTGGGACAATGGCGGATCTGGAGGGGCTACGTATGACATTAGTACAAACGTAGGAGCCCCTGTCGTTAGAGACCCAGCGTCAAATGATAGGGGTCTTTCCGAGAAAGGCATTCAGTTCAATCAAGGCGACCACCTTATTGTTCCGACTCTCTCTGTTGAGCGCGACTACACGTTGTATTTCGTGTTCAGCACACAGTACACCGCCTCTAACTATAACCGTAACTTTAGTGTCTTGTATGGCGATGCGGCGGGGGAGACCTTGGGCCCAGGCGGTAGATTTCCAGACAGTGGGCCAGCAGATAAGGTAGCGCTAGATACAAATAGATTTTCGTTTAGGCACTCTGGCCAGACTGGTACAGTCGCAGAGGCCTTTGGAGATGGTAGGATTCTTGATGATCACGAAACCAACCCTTCATTTAATCCATGTCATGTGTTTGTCATCAGAAGAGATGAGAATAACAACATAATCGTTCACAACAGAGACGGTGATGTAGAGGTTGTAATTCCTGCTGTTTCTATATCAAATGAGTCGCCACTCCCTTCTTCTACATCGGGATCGACCTTGGGAAATCTCAAAATTGAACGCCTTGGAACTACCGCTGACCTTCCAGCAAACCATTTCCATAAGTCCGTTCTTGCTAGGTTCGGCGTTATAACAGAAGACATTGGCACTAACGAGTCAGCCAAACTCGCTAAGGAGCTATTTTCATTATATAAATCTTAATTCATTTTACAATGGCACAACAAACTAGACGGTCTCCTGGAAGACCTAAAAAGGTCCAGGCAGAAGAGATTCAGACTGCAGTATCTGAGGCACCAAAGCCAAAGAAGAAGTCTGTAATTAAGCGTAAAGAAAATCTCAAAACCACTGTTGAGTACGAGATTGCGCGTGGCGGTGGCGTAGCTTACATGCTGCCTCAAAAAGGCGTTACTGTATTTGATAAGGACAACAATACTGTTCGGGAGGTTAGATACTGCCCCAACGAGCCATCTATCTACGTTGACGAACAGAGTGACAACGCAATCAAGGAGTCGGTGGTTTTTAGAGAGGGTAGATTGTTTGTGGCTGAGAATAAGCCCAATCTTAAGGCGTTCCTCGATAATCACCCATTCAATGTAGAAAACGGTGGTCATATCTTCAAGCTCGTAGACAAGAAGCGTGATGCAGAGGTTGAGCTTATGAAGGAGTTCAAGGCATCCGAGGCTATCGGTATGGTCAGAGACAAGGACATCAATGAGCTTCTCCCCATTGCTCTTTACTTCAAGGTCAACATCAATACGCCTACGTCAGAGATTAGATACAATCTCCTGAACATCGCAAAGAAAAAGCCACAGGAGTTTATTGAATCGTTCGACTCACCACAGGTGCAGGCGAGATCTGTTATTCAACAGGCAAAGGATTACCAAATCATTGGCCTCAAGGAAGACAGATGCTTCTGGTTTGACAGCAAGACAATGATAGTGAGCGTGCCAGCGGGTCAAAACCCAATGGACGTCATGGTTCGGTATTGCCTGACAGAGAAAGGAGCTTCGGTTCTAGCTGAGCTAGAGCAGCAGCTTGAGAAGCTTGCGTGACAGATGGCCGCCCTTCGGGGCGGCTTTTTGTTTTTCGTATATTTGCCTTATGATAAGCGTTATTGACGTATACAGAACCCTCGTTGATTATTGCAACAAGGATCAGAAGGGTTTTGTCACACCCTCAGTGTTTAATTCATTTGCGTCACTTGCCCAGAAGAAGATCTACAATTCGTTCTTCTCAGCCGTTGCTACGGCTAAGGGTGTGCGCTTGAACCAAACAGACGGTAGTAGGGAGTTCTCTACAAACAAGTACATCAAGGAGGACCTGTCTAGATACATCAAGAAGGTTCGCCTAGAGTCATATTACATTGGGAGTCAGTACGGATACGACAGCCCCGCCGATGGCCCAGCCCCAGGCAATGATAATTATCAGATCGAGAACTCCTCTAGATTCAAAAAGCCAAAAGATTTGGGCAGGGTTATATCTGTGTCGAATCAATACAAAAACCTAGCTGAGCTTGTGTACAATGATGATGACATCAACAGTATACTGCGAAGCAATTTGTCTAGACCTAGCCAAAACTTCCCCGTTGCGTTGATTGGAAATCAAATTGAGTTGTTTCCCAAGAATGCAACTAATAACAATTTTACGCCCGAGATTATTACGCTGTCTTATTATAGGCAACCTCGTTCTTGCTATGTGGTTGGAGACGGCGTGTTTTTATCTGGCGATATAGATGATACCAGCGATCCAGGATACGTAGAGAACGGGACTGTTCCAGACCCTTTAAACTGTCGAGATTTTGATCTTCCCGAGCACTACAAGGATGAGCTTATTGAGACCATTGCCGCATACATCGGGATCAGACTGAGAGATCCAATCCTTCAGAATAAACCACAGTAATGGCTGTATCTAGAGAAAACCACAACCAGGGTCACAACTACGTTTCGTTGAGAGAGGTTATTGTGGACTATATGCTTACGATGGATGAGGATGATTATGCCTCATCTGCTACTGAGTACGCCATAAGAAACATGGCGCTTAGAGGTATCAGAGAGTTTGGGTTTGATGTTCAGCCAAGGGTGAGGTCTTTGAAGATAACCCTGGAGTCCAACAACACAATCGTTCTGCCCGACGATTTTGTCGACGTCATTAAAATTGGTACTGTAGATGAGAACGGCATTGTTCGAGCTTTCGCCGAGAACAAAAACCTAAACATCTCTCAGATATACAATGACGATTCGAGCATTGTTAATCAAAGCGGGTTAAGTGGGCTGGATGATTCTGGCCAAGCCCGCAACAGAAGGGTTATCGTCGATAACAAGATTGAGAATAGAAAGGATGATCTCACAGCCACCAACTCAGAGGCAAACAACGAGGACATCGACTGGTACATCTTTGAGAACTACCTGTATCAGGGTAGTCTTGGCAGAATGTACGGTCTAGGCGGTGGTAAGCTGCGGGGGACATACCGCATCAACTACGATCAGAACAGGATTGAGATTGACTCTGAGGCTGGCGTTACAGAGGTTGTCATAGAGTACATCTCTGACGCCGCAAGGTCGACAGACCCTGTGATTCACGTATATGCTGAAGAGGCGCTTAGGGCGTTTATATACTACAAGATTGTGGAGCGCAAGAGCTCCGTCCCAGCTGGGGAAAAACAGCGGGCTAGGCAGGAGTATTACAATGAGCGAAGAAAGGCTCGCGCTAGGCTCAGCAACTTCTCCAAGACGGAGGCCTTGAATGTAATTAGAAGGAACTTTAAGCTAGTCCCCAAGTACTAATGATTGAAAAGAAAAGACCCAGGAAGCTCAACTCTTCGAAAGACTCAAGGGTACGGGGCGCAGATGAGATGTACGATGCACTGAACGTGCAGGTGTCTTCTGATTACGATGGCGATGGATCTGATGAAGATGGAAACCCTGGCGGCAATGTCGGTGTTTTGAAGCCAGCCTATGGTAATTCAGTAAATCAATACTTTGAACAATTTGCTGGACAGGAGTGGGTAAACGAATTTACCCCGAGAGTGGTTGGGAATGTCGTTGATAATGAAAACGACGTTATCTATTACTTCGTTTGGTCATTTACTGCCAAAGAGCAGGGTATTTACGCATACGATCCAAAAGGATTTCTCCCCATTTCGTCTAATAATGATCAGGCCATAAAGGCTGTATATAAGTCGCCTATTTTCAACTTTCCGTCTGACGGGTTTGTAAAGGGTGACGTTGTTGTACTGCAGGACGAAAGTCAAAGCATCTCCTCCCGCCCTATCATATACTTTACAGATGGAGTCAATGAGCCAAGAAGCATCAATGTGCTTTTGGCGTATGATAGACTCAGGTCTAAGGTTAAGGTGTCAGATGGTGGGGCCTCTGAATTGGGGGCGATGGTTGCTGACGACTATTTCGACATACAGGACTTCATCCACACATGCCCTAAAACACCAGTCCACCCCCCGAAGGCGTTTTTCCAGAACGATCCAAACAGCAGGACATCTAATTTTGAGGGTATTTCTGGGTATCAATTTGCATACCAGTACATATATGAGGGTGGCGAGGAGTCAGCCCTATCTACGTACTCAGATATCATTATCCCGCCAGCTTATATTCAGCAGGGGGCAAAGCCGTCTGCCAATCTCTCTCAGACCAATGAGTGCATTGTAAAGATACCCAGGGGGGCAGTTAAAGACGAGGCCGATACTGGCGAAGATGGGTTCCTTTTAGATGCATCTATCACTGCTGCAACTAGCCCATCCGATCTTATCAATAGGTACATTCCTAAGAATGTCAAAGAGATTAGGCTTCTTGTCAGAGAGGGCAATACGGGCACATTTAGCATTATTGATACCATTCCATCTGGAGTAAACAGCAGCGTTACAAGCGATGCTGGGGTATTGGACCCTCGCGGTCTGTACACCGATCTTGTCTATACGTTTAGAAATGACAGGGTCAAGACTGGATTCCCTAAGTCAGAGGTAGACAAGCCGTTTGACAATGTGCCTCAACGTGCTGGCGCTCAAACAGTTGCATCAAATAGATTGATGTACGGTGACTATGTTACTGGATATGATAACGTAGATGTGTCTGCCAAGGCCACAATAACGTACAACTCAAGGCCAGAGGATTTTAAAATCATAGATATTACGGTCCGCCCTACCATTGATTTGCTCAATCAAGGACTTCCTGTAAACAACAGGAAGGTGGGGATCTACTTTGACGTAGAGAACTTCCCTGCAGATAACATTGGACTGTCTGACAACACCACCATTGACTTTACCATTACCGTTAGGCCCAAAAGAAATTGGCATATATACAATTCTGAGGGCTCATTTCATGGGTCTCGGCACATTGGTAACCTGTCGCCCAACCCCATCGAAGAGAGCGAAACTGAGAGTCCAGGGAACCCAAATACAAAAGTGGAACCTTATGAGGTTTCCCCAAACCTAGCCAGTGACGGCATTGACGGCGTAGGGGGTGTAAATGGCGAGCCAGGGGGAGATGGCCGTACTGCATCCAGAACGAACGAGTTTTCAAATAGGGGGCTGAACAGCATGTGGGGGGCCAACGATGGTGTAACGGTTGGCGGCGTCAAGCCTAAGTGGAAAACGGTGGCATCCCAGTATGATGTTGATGTGAATGACAACGGCACGGTAGGTACGTCCCCTATTATTTCTGGAGATGAGGCTGAGGTGCCAGCTAGATACGGTACGTCAGCGGCCAATCCATTTATCCTTCGGGGGAGACCGCTTCTTTTTAGCGTAAGCATAAAGGTTAAGACTGATCTTAGCGGATCCAATTACAAACAGATACTCAGGGACTTTATCTCAAGGGCTATTACGTGGGATCAAGACAACGTCTCGCTTGCCGACCAGTTTAATGACCCACAATTTTATTACATCAACAACTCCGACTTCCCTGATGGGACGTCTCCTTATTTGGAGATTCTTGACATCAAGAATGAATACTCTTACACTATTGATGAGGGGCTCGATGGTGGTTCCGCAAACAGCAGTGTACAGGACGTCACTGGCGGAGCCAATAGAATCAATGTAACAACAAAGGGGGACGATAGAAAGCACCTCATCATAGCTGTCGGTAATGGCAATGTTGTAAAAAAGGGTGCTACCTATTCTAGTCTGGCATATCTGCCCCCATGTGGCTACTTCATTGTCAATAAGGCGACCCCTACATTTAGGCTGAAGTCTAGGGATAACTTGCCCAATACCTCCCTGTATGGGGTTCTTCAGTTAGACCTCAGAAGTCTTACAGATGTAGAGACCCTTACCTGCGTTCCATTTATCGACTCCGACCTGTGGCTCGATAAGGCCATGAAGATTAGGAACGACGATTCGGACAATGCATCAAATAATCCCAGAGGCCCAGAAGATACCGTCTATTGGTGGACTGCTGGACTTTTTGAGGGTGGTAGATTTAGCGACCCCGACAACTGGGGGCTAAGAAATGCTACAATTTGGCAGTTCCAGACCATGGTTGTAGACTCGTGGTACTGCTTTTCTAAGGAGTATCTCGTAAGAAATACAATGCCTGAGTTTTTGTTTACGCCGTTGTTTTCAGACTACAATCAGGTTGCAAATGGGTTTACGCTTGCCAGTGCCGAGTTGGTGGCGGATTTGAACGCGGGGGTGGAAGAAGACGACGACAACTTCATCGAGGTTGGTGATGCTGTCGGGGAGCCAGGTGAGCTCCTCCCAGAGGTTACAAATGGGGGTGTGCTCAAAAATGCAGCCGTTGTGAAGCAGGAGTTTATTACAGACCGTATCCACTATAACGCCCTGGGGCTGGGTGGCGACTCCGATAGTAGACAAGGCACCCTGCACTTTAGGCACAATATGAGGCTTAGGGTTGGCGGAGATGGGTTTTACCCAGGCATTCAGCACGACGTACTTGAGTTCGGAGGCGGTAATGGCTCAGCTTACAGTTTGAATCTAACCGAAAACTACGAAAAGGGCAGGGCTAGAATTATTGGCTGGATCGACAGCGGCCTTGGCTATCAGGGAGACGAGGCTGGGGTTATATACAATACAGGCGATGTGAACACGTCGCCAAATACAAATTTCCCGTCTACGCCATGGGAGGGTGGGTTTACTATTCTCGACGGCGCGGGCGGCATAGGGGCCAACCCCTCAGGTGGTGAGGCAACCCTAAGGTATGACAAGGGACTCTCGTGCGCTATGGGCACTGTAAATGGCATGATGATCTTTACTGGATACATTGGGCCAAGAGAGACTGTTCTCCCCAGTAAGATCAAGGATGGTGCAAAGCCACCCCTTGACCTAACGGCAGACAGCTGGCCGTGGGAGGCTAGGTATGAGAACTACTTCAATAAGTTCGGTCAGGATTGCATGATGCCGTTCCTTGGTCAGTTTAACTACATTAAGCTAAGCGATGGCGGAGGATATTTTTGGCGTCCCGACGCCTTGGAAAGTATCACCTCTTGGCCAGCGAATGATGTTAACGCTCTGTACTACACAACACCGCTTGACTTGCCTGCAAGTGATGGGGGTCAGGTTGTGCTCAGCGAAGAGGATGGTGGATTTGCCAATCACGATTGGAGGGACGATTACTTAGATCAGTTCTCAAAGAATCAGCCTAGTGTAGAAATTCTTGATGTCGGCGGTGGGACGGTTCTCGCTGATGAGATTAGATCTGGCGGCAGGTCGTTCAAGACGCGAGCAAATCACTCGTTTGGCATTGTGTTCTATGACGAAAGAGGCAGGGCTGGTAGAGTTAATCCAATTTACTTTGACACTGGCAGCTCTCTGTACGTTCAGGGGTACGCCGAGAGAGGTGGCGAAGACTCTGCTGGGAGGGTTAAAATTCAAATCACCCTTGATGATGTGGTTAACAGAATACCAGATTGGGCACGCCACTACCAAATTGTGTATGCGGGCAACTCTACGTATTCGAACTTTGTTCAGTACTCTACGGGGGGAGCCTTTGTAGCAAGCTTCAACGAGGGCGAGGCAGAGCAGGATAGCCAGAACATATATGTCTCTCTAAACTACCTTCAGGGCAACAAGGATGTTTCATACACTGAAGCATTTGGTGCTGTATCTCCATCTGGCACTAAGCAGATGTATGTGCATACACCAGGCGACAAGCTTCGTGTTATATCATACTTCGTTTCAAATCCTATAGACGATGATGGTCAGATTACTGGTAGAGAGTTCCCAGTAGATTATGAGTTCGAAATTGTTGGGGTAGAGACCCTGTCTGGCAATCCAGAGTCAAACCCTCTTAGACGAGCGTTCTCTAGCTCCGAGGACTCAGCTGTCATGTCTGACGCCAAGACGGGACAGTTCCTTGTTTTAAAAAACAATCCATTTGCTGCAGGCTTTTCTTACGATGATGTCAAAAATGGAGAAAACGACCCATCAAGCAACAAGCACTTCTGGAACAATGTATGTGTGGTGGAGATAAACTCCCCATCTAAAGAGGTTGCCGATGATGAGCAAAGGCTTTACTATGAGATGGGTCGAGTATATGACGTTGGTATTTCTGATGGCACGATTATAAGCCCGAATGAGGCCGCCCCCATGGAAGAGGGGAGGCCCTACTATAAGACCAACCCTATACTCCTTGAGAAGGGAGATGTATGGTTTAGGAGGGTGCCTTTGGCTGTGGCCAAATTTGATACAGATCCAGAATCAGAGACATTTGGCAGGTTCAGAAACCTTATCACATACGACAAGGACAATGAGGTTGGGAGCACACCTAGATTCCAAAATTACTTCCTTGAGACAAAGGCGTTTAACGACACCTTCTCTGGAAATGACGTTCTCTCTAAGGGGAAGCCAAATATTATTGACGATGAGTTTGGGCAGAGCAGAAACAAAAGCTCTATCACCTTTTCGGACAAGCACGTATACAACAAGTCTAAACTTAGATTCTCTTCATTTAAGGAGCAGAGCTTCAAAGACTTCCCAGCCGAGCATGGCCCTATTAGGTACTTGATGGACAATTACGATTCTATCGTAATGATTCAGGAGAGAAAGACCAGCGCCATACCTGTTGAAAGATCTATTCTTAGCACTGCCGACGGGTCTAATAGCTTGGTACAAAACAAAGAGCCTCTAGGCATTCAAAGCTTCTACGCTGGCGATTATGGATGTGACAAAAATCCAGAGTCGGTAATTAGAGCGGGAGGGGTAATCTACTTTGCATCTCCAAAATCTGCTGAAGTATACCGCCTCAGCACAAGCGGGGGTATTGAGGTTATATCAAGCCTAGGTCTTAAGTCGGAGTTTTATAAGACGTTTAGATACGTAGAGTCTACTGCTGACATCATCAACAAGGTATACGTGCCTACTGGATACGATCCCATCAATGACGAGTTCTTGATTACCATAAGAACAGAGTCCTTCATTCCCGTAGATGCCCCCGTTGAGACACAGGGTAAGATCGGACCTGTTGTGGAGGATACTGGCGAGGACATATTTGGAGTCAATGTGGAGGCGATAAGTGGATGCACCAATTCTGCCTCAACAAATTATGAGTTGTTTGCCCTTGAGGATGACGACTCTTGCTTTGTGCTGGGGTGCGATGATAACACTGCCGTAAACTATGTGGCCCCTCCAGCTGATAACGTTAGGGTTGAGCAATGCACCCCAGACTCATCTGAGACTGTCGTAGACGGAGATACTTATGAGAATCCATTCGATTGTGCGTGTAGGTACTTCAACCCGTGTATTTTCGATGCGTTCTCGCTTATACCCGACGGAAAGGTCACCTACAGTGATGTGACTGAGTTCAATGACTTTATCGTCGATGGGGCGACGTTTGTTGTCCCTAACATCGAGGCTGAATACTACCCTACTCACAACGTAGAGCTGTTTACGGAGGGTGCCATCAATCAGCTTGGCCTAGATTTTGTTTGGGCCGCCAATTTGGGTACGCTCCCACCCGCATCTCTCGCCCCAGGCGGAGAAGGGTTCTCCCTTGATGAGACTGACGAATTTAGCACCCACGCCTACTATTTTGCAGTTGCCGCATATACCGAGGGCCCTTCTGTTGAGGCGATGAATGCTTATGACACACTTGTTAATAACAACCCACAGGCGGTGACGGGTGACAGCATTGAAAAAAGTTGGTCTGAGTCTCAGGACGTTGAGCTTAACTACGATACAGGGGTTTGGACGGACGTTGAGTCGGGCAACCCTATTTGGCAGACGGCATGGTCCCAAGCCCCTAGCAAAAACTCCATAGAAACCTTCAACGGATCTAGCGATGCGTGTGAATATGTGGGCTGCACCGACCCCGATGCAATAAATTACGATCCGAGTGCAGTGATCAGCTGCAACGACGACACACCACCCCCAGTCGACTTTAGGTTGCTTGACCCAGACGGCGGGGGAGGAACTGGAATTGGTTGTGGGCCAAATCTTAACTCATGCACGGGCACCATTAGCGGATGCAATGAGTGTGTAGCCAACACGAGCAGCGATTGTGTAAGCGCCTGTTGCCCAGAGCCTATTGTTACGCACAGATTCTACTGCTTAGAGAATCAGCTTGATGCTACTTATGGGTACACTAATATTGATTCCACCGACGACACTTACGGGTTCATAAGCTATCTTATAAATGGGGTGCCAGATATATGGGAAAATATGGAATTTGCTGAACAGGGGAATGCGGCTGGGGCACCTGCTGGCAGTCTTTACTACCCCTCCGACCCTCCAGCCCTCAAAGATGAAGCGGCGTTTTACTTTGGCAATAAGGAAGTGGACCCCCCGTATTCGGCATGCCCACCAATGTTTATAAACTATGTGGTCGACGTCGATTGCGAGAATGACGTCTTCAACCCTGAGCCAAACACAGACTACTACTACTATATTGGCTGCTGTCAATATTTGTGCTCGCCTGTTAATGGATACGCTGCAACGGCTGATGGTACAATAGACACAAGCGTCAATCCTAGCGATGAAGAGGCGGATCAATTTGAAGGGGACTTTGACCTTGTCGATGGTAGACCTCCGTGCCAGCAGGGTCTATATCCCTCGGATGAGTACGCCAACGCCCCAAACCCAGATTTTGACTACAACCCTAACGTAAGCGGTAACCAACCATAAGGCGGATAACATACACAGATGAAGACTTTTGCATTTAAGAACTCTCAGAAGTACTGGTCTACCCGATACTCTTTTATTCCTAGGAACTACTCTACCTTGGATAGGGACATGTTTACTTCTCACCCCACGGGGTCTACGGCTATGTATATCCATGGCCCAAAGGCGTCTGCTGACAAGAATACATTTTACGGGACAAAGATTTCGTCGAAAATTAAGTTTACCTTCAATAACGACCCTAGTCAAAACAAGATCTACAAAAACATATCTCTTGAGGGGTCGTTTGGTGAGGATAAAACAAACATATCTGGCACCTTCAAGTCCAATGACAGTACCGACTCCACACAGGCAAGGCCATCCTCAATAAGGGGCTGGAAAGAGAAGGGTTCTCATCTGCACGCTAATGTTGCCAACTCATCCAAAAGCGGTAGGTCAAACATAGAGCCTGTCGGGGTGTTTCGTAGAGCGCATCAGATTTTCTTTCCGCAGAATGTTGCGGGCCTCGAAAGCCTTTTCAACGAAGCGCCTTTAGATTACTCTACGCCTGTACAAGCAAGTGACGATACAGGCCCCTATATTTTTCCATTCGGGATTCGTAATGAATTAGGCGCCGATCCTTTGGCTGGCATTGAAATTATAGATCCTGAAGCCTTGAACTCTGATACGTCTAGATATCTGTTCTTTGAAATTGATTTTTTCCAAGGCTACAAGGACTCATCAAAGGAGGTAAAGTATATCATAGACACTTCGAGCGCTCCGTTTATTCAGTCTATTCAAGGCAAATCATTTAACGAGATTGAATCAGAACTTTTTAGCGCCAAAAAACTGTGCGACAAAGCAAAAAACAAAGGTGTTTTGGACTTTAGGGAGAAGGTCCTTAACGACGATAACGAATTTGATTTTGGCGAAGGGCTTTCTGTAGATGGAAACAAAAGCAGCAGCGGGATTCTTGTTTACACAACTGCAGATACTATTCAGGGTGAACCGCAAATAACCTTTTTTGACTACGACGAAGATGGATTTGTGAGCACATCTGACCTCCTCGTATTTTTGACAGCATTTGGAAGTCAGGTTGCAAATGACCCTGCTGCAGAAATTTTTGATGCAACCCAAGATGGCGCTATCTCGACCGCAGATCTTTTGAGTTTTTTGACGAAATTCGGCCAGGAGGCGGACCAGGTAGAAGATTTTACGATTCCTCGTTACGTGGACGCGCTAAACAGTCTTCAGGGTGTTTTGAGCGAAGATCTTATCGTATATGCCGTCACCCCAACGACACTTAATGGAGAGGCGGCAAGAGGCAATTATGCCGATGTAAGCCTTACATTTCCAGGGGCGGATTTTGAGTTAGACATCATAAACCTTGATTATGAACCGACTCAGCTCGATCATAGCAGATAATTCACTAATTTTGCAATCATGAGGATAGCCAAGACATTTCAGGACGGTACTGGATTTTTAACAAACATGATCAAGCCTGGAGAGGGTAAGACTGGTTTGGCAGGATATGCCAGCAGTGCTCTTGGATTTATGGGGGAGAATAAGCTCAGGCAGATGCCAAAGCTACAGGCTCAGGCTCTTGACACTGATGTACAAAGCAAGCAGAGGCTACTTGAAAGGGCCGCCGTTATGCCAGAGGCAAGCAGGCTTGGGCTTGACGAAATGCAACGCAAGGTTGAGCAATCTGAGCAGGAGGATGCATCGACGCTTGCCACACTCATAGAGTCTGGTATGTCTCCTGCGGAGGCAAACAATGTCCTGTCTGAGAATAGAGAAAACAGAACAAGTGGATTGATTAGTCAGTTGGGACAGATGGATGCTTTGCAGAATCAGAGAGACATGATGCAGAAGCAGGCGACCGATGCTGCGTTTGCTAACCTTGAGGACTCTAAGGTCGCAAAGGAGCAGTTCGACATTCTCGGTCAAGAAGAGGCGGATGCAGAGGCAATGTTTGCATTCGGAACACAACTCTCAAACCTTGAGGGATTGATTAACCCACAGGCTGCTGCACTCACCGCCTCAGGGAATGCAAAGGTCAGCGAAAGAGGCTACAAGCACGGGGGAATCACCCCAGGCCCTCACGATCACGATGTGCTGAACCTTATCATCTCACACGAGGACGGGTCACCCGCTCTTGACAGTGACGGTGACGAGATGCATGTGACTGGTAGTGAGGCAATTATTCCAGACTACATCTTTGAGGAGCTCATGGCTGCTGCAAAGGCAGGAGATAAGAACGCTCTGTTTGAGATCTTCATGGATGAGATCGCCACAGAAGAAAGATTCCAAGTATAATGGCAAACGGATTTGACCCAAGGAGCCAGTTCTACAAAGCCCAGGCATCACAGGTAACGCAGAAAAGGCAGGCACTGACATACGCTAGGCAGCGTCAGGACGCCGAAGAAAGAACTAAGGTCCAGAACGTAAATACGCTATCTGGCTTTCAGGCGTCTCAAATACCTGAGGGTCCTATGCGCCAGATCTACGAGGACCGCATCAGAGACGCACAGTCGTATATGAACGGTGCTGGGTCATACGAGGGTCAAGAGTATAGCGCTCTTGAGGCTGCGAACAAGATCTCTGGCCTCACCACGATGTTCAACAAGATGTCGGCCCACAATATGGGGGATGTAGCAGAGGCCCAGGCCGCCTACAAGAAGGGGGCGTTTGAGATTGCGGAGGACAGAGAGAGAATCAATCCATACGGAGACCCTAGCGGGGAGGCGGTATATGCCAACAACTCACCCGACGGGTACAGGTCCAGAGTGCAAAGACACAACAACTACTTCCAGTGGACTGGTGATTACGACGCAAACGGAGATCCTCTTGGGTACATGATCGGCGATGACGGTCAGCCCACAGGCGAGCCCACAAGCATCTTTAAGATGCAGGGGTATGCCAACCCATCGGCCTTTGAGAGTGACACCGTAACGGAGCCTATCCCAGCCCTTGTAGATGTGGTTTCAGACCCCAAGCTTCAGAGACGCATGAGCACGATTGCTGCGCTGCAATCCACCCAGGACATCCTCAAGGAGAAGAATATCGCAAACGACGCCGCCCTTAGCCATCAAGAGATAGCGTCTATGGTTATCAGAGACTACATGGGCACCAGCAAGGAGGATATGGAGTTCAGAGAGTCTATTGTTAGGGAGATGCAGAATAGAGGCTTTGAGCTTAAGGATCATCAGATACAAGCGTTCATTAACAATCCAACATCAGCAGACCCCACAGCTCTTGGTGATATTCAGCAACACGCTGCTGAAATTTTGTCTGACCTTACGTACAACGCCCCTACTGTAGCTTCTAGTCCATTTGAGGGCAAGTTTGAGGTTCAGGGTCGTGGCGGATCTGTAGCTGATGCTACGTATATGGTGGAGGTTGATAGGCTTAGAGAGCCAGTTGAGATTTCTGGTGGTGAGAACCTTCCAGGCGCATCAAATAGCTACACAATTAACGGGGTGGGGTTTGACCAAACAAACGGAGATATTCTCATACCGATTACCTATACAGAGGAAGAAGACCTCGATGAAGAACAAAGAGGTCTTGATATTGAGGCTCGCACATTTACCACAAATAGAACACTTAGAATCCCAGCTGGCGAGCTGAATCAGGCCGACCCATTGGCTCTTGAGGCGTATAGAAACTTGCCTCCGATGGAGCAGGCCAGGATCAACAGTCAGATTGCTACGAGCAGAGTGATTAGCGATGAGGATATGGCCTCTGAGCTTTCTGGAGCGACGACCACGGCACAGACGCCTACACCACCCACAGAGCCACAACCTCAACAGGAGGAGACTCTTGACATCGAGGATATTCCGCTAGAAGAGGAGAACCTTGATGAAAGCGTAGATGGCAGACCGCTTACACCTCTTGCAGCCCTCCCAGCGCAGACCTCTTCGCTTATTGATCAGGCCAACGAGGTTAATGAAAGATTCCCAGTCAGGGGAGCGTCTAGAACACCTGAGATTGCTGCAGCTACAGAAACATTAAGAGATCCTTCAGCCACAGATGGTGCAAGAGATCGTGCTGAATCTGTGCTTCAACAGGTGATTAGCGATGGTGAAAGAATGGAAGAGCTTAGCAGGGCAGAAGATATACCTGATAATGCAGCCGTATACAGGGGTAGCGTTTATGTGCCAGCCACTGAAAACACTCAAAACCCTGTCTCCGTTCCAGGCAGAGAAGGGAATTGGGAGTATGTAGGAGACCGCACCCCAACGCCTGATCCAGGACAACAAGTGTACAGACCTATGACCGCAGCTCAAAGAGAGATCGGAGAAGCTGGAATGGCGGGCGTATCTGTACCTACATTTAGTCAGGATGTTCGTCGGGCTGAATCTGCTGTTACTGAAGCTATAGGGAACGCTGCTAGAGACTTAGGATTGGGAGCGCTTGATGATAGAGCTGACGAAATAGGTAGAAGCGTGGCTAACTCATTGTTCGGTCCAACGGAATTTAATAGGCAGGTCGGGGAATCGGTAAGCGACGCTTCGTCTGCTGCCTCTAATTTGGCCAGAGACATTAGGGATAACTCTGGTTCTAACCTCAAAAGAGCTTACGATGCAGCGAGAGAGACCCTTGGTGGCGCAGGAAGCGCTTTCCTCAACTTTATCACTGGAGCGACTAGCGGCATTGAGGAAGCTGGCGCGGAGGCACGGCCCCCTGCCCCACGCCCATCTGGATCTACATTTGTTCCGCCATCTCCTGTCAATACGATAGCCACCCCAGAGACTGTCGCTAATCCGTCACTCGCACCTGAGTCCGCTGATGTTGTTGCTGAAAGAGAAAGGCTGCAGGATGTAGAGGGTCGCCTCGCGGAAGAGCAGGCTGCTAAGAGGGAAAGGCTTGAGACAATAGAGTCAGAGCAGATGCCAGAGTATCTAAATGAACTTGCGAGTTTAGTCCCAGAGATGAATCTTGTTTCTAAATTTGAAGGTTACGCATCTGAAGCTCCATCTGCTATTAGGGCTAATGTCCCTAAGGGTGATGATGGTAAGCCACATAATAATAGTGGATACACTATAGGTGGATTAGATATATCAGAGCACTCCCTTGATGATCTTCCCTTCTTAAATACAATACTTATGAGGGATGATTTTGAAAAACTCAAACAGCTAGAGGGTCTTAAGGGTCAAGCAGCTCAGGATAAATTAAACGAACTATCTGAGGGTGGTTTTGATGCAAATCTATCTTATCTCAAGCCTAACGACATTCGATTTATAGAGGCAGAGACCTACAGAACTAAAATACTTCCAGATCTTCAGACTAATCTTGAAGAAAATGGTGCATCATTAAAAGACTTTAAAAATCTACCTCTTAGTGTAAGGGATGCAATGAACTCTGTATTCTTCTTGTCGCCAGCATCTGGGTCACCTAAGACAACAAAACTTCTTGCTAAAGCTATGAATAGCGGAGAAAAGAGCGACTGGGAGAAACTTGTAAAAGAGCTTGATAGGTTCTGGGATAGATCGGATAAAACTCAAGAGGAGAGAGTAAGGGATGAGGATGATGGCATATCTCGGGGTCATGTAAGAAGAATGCAGGCCAGCGCTGCTCAAGTAGCAAAGCAATACGATATACCGTATACTAAGAGCTAAGCCCTCTAATCCTATAATTAAGTATATTTGCGTATGGCAAATGAATTTGACAACACGGACCCACTGCAGTTGAGTGAAACCCCACAGGCAGCGGTTCCAGAGCCCGTACAGCCACAAGCAGCAGTCCCAGAGCCCGTACAACCACAGCAACCTGTACAGCAACAGCCTACGCAGCGCGAGCTTACCAACGAGGACCGCATCAACTTCTACAGAGGCAAGGGGTACTCTGACGGTCAAATTATTGACATTCTTGACGCATCGGGAAAGGCCAGCAGAGAGCAGGCTCAGGGAATTATGCTTTCTCAATACGAGAACCAGAGAAGAGAGACTCTTGCGGAGAACGAAAGACGCAAGAAAGAGCAGGCCGATGCAGAGAGGCACCTGATCGAAAGGCAGCAGGCCCTCGATGCACTCTTAAAAAAAAAAGATTCAGCATCGGATCCTTCCACTTTGCCTGGTGGCGCGGAGGTAAGGGCTGACCTAGGCCTCCCAGCTGCAGAACCTAGAGACGTAGACGCTGAAGTTAACGAACTTGTCCAGCAGGAGGGGTTTGAGAGCTTGAGATACGAAAACTCTAGACCAGAGGATTACGACACCCCAGAGCTTATGCGTATGTATCAGGCTAATGGTCAGCTTGCTGATCTTGCCGCGAGTATGTCTGCGTCTAACGCAGCAATAGAGGCTCTGAAGTCTGGTGACAATCAAGAACTTAGAGAGGCTGTGGAGGCCGCTGACAACGAGGCTGTCCAAGATCTTTTTCAGAACTACATCACGGCTGACCCCAGATCTAGCGATTATGGAGAGCTTAAGCAGAAGCTTAGTCAGGGGCTTTTCGACCAGTATGAAGAATCTGATAGGCAGTCGTCACTGGCCATGCAGCAGCTTCAGTCTATCAACGAGGAGATTGGACTGCCATGGAACTATAAGAATGATAGTGAGATAGACAGGGCTCAGGCCATGATTGAGTCTATGAGAATCAGAGAGGACGGGGAGCGGACAACTCAAAGGTATCAGGACATGCTGTTTAGCCAGCGTATGGCTAGGGCTAGGTACGACGAGCTTGAGGACATGCTACCCGACTGGCTTGTGGCCAGATCTGTTGCAGCGGGCAACTTTGCCAACAACATGATTTCTGTTATGCCAAACCAAATCGCTGGTCTAGCATTCGATCAGATCGGGGACAGAGATAAGGCGAATGAGTACTTTGAAAAAGCTCGTAGAGTCTCTGACTACAACCAACAGCTCACATCAGAAAGAAACAAAAGAAGCTACGAGTTTACCGACGAGGAGCTAAACACGGGTATTTGGGAGAGCATTGTAGGGGCCTGGAACGGGGAGGAGGATAAAGGATGGGGTCTTGTCGCAAGAAAGGCTGCAGCCACTTTTGAGGACGTGTTTCCAGATGTCGCCTTTGCTGTCGTTACCATGGGTGAGGGCGCGGCCATGAAGAACCTCGCCAAGGAGGGTCTCAAAGAGGCTACAGAGGAGGGCGTCAAGAGGCAGCTCAAGAGAAGGATTTTACTTGGAAATGGCATTAGCGCATCTACCGCCGCAACGTTTGGTGTCCGCTCTATGGGGGATACATACGACTCGGTATTCGATGACCCTACAAGAACCTTGAATGAGAAGATGTTCTTGGCAACATCAGTCGGTGTCGCCGAGGCAACTATGCAGTTTATCTTCAAGGGCGCTGAGGCTGGCTTGGCTAGGGGTGGAACGGCCCTTAGAAATTTTGCCTCTGGCGCCGCAGAGAAGAACTGGAAGCAGGCTATGAGGGATGCCCTGAAGGGGGTTACAAAGAGGCAGATTGCTTTGAGAGGAGCTGGTCAAACTGCTGGAGAATTTTTTGAGGAGGCAATAATTGAGGGTATAGATCAGTCAGTTAGAATCGTTCAGGATAAGATGGCTGGGCGACCAACCAAGGGTTTTGACACGAATGCGATTATGGATGCTGGTCTCGCTGGTCTGTTGGGTACGGGGCCTATGACCACTTTGCAGGCTTCATCGGCTATGATGGCCAACCACAAGGTGAAGAAGAGTCGGTCATACGTTGTTGAGCAGCTTAGAAAGCTTGACAGGGACATGATGCTTACGACAGACGCTTCTATTCTTGGGGGCATGAAGGCTAAGCGTAGAGAGCTTGAGGGGTATCTCAATCAACTTGAGGGCATGTCTGAGGCTGAGTACCACAAGCTCACAGACAACGAAAAGAAGCAGATCAACGCGATCCACAGAGAGCTTGCTACTACCCGAGATCAAATCAAAAGAGAGAAGAATCCAGACACCAAGAGAAGACTGGAGGAGAGGTTTGAGGGGCTTTACAAGAGAAAGGTTGATATCGAAAAGGCAGCGGAGTCTAGAGCTTCCATGGCACCAGCACCGCCTCTTCCAGACGCTGAGGGCAATGATGTTGCTTCAAACGAAAGAGATGTAGACGCGGCTACCGAACAGGAGCACGCCGCTATGCCAGAGGAGCAGGATCAAGAGGCCCCAGATATCACAGAGGCGATTGATAAAAAAGTTGACGGCCATGTTGCGTCTCACAGACGTGCCGTGGAAAGGACTGCCTCAGATCCAGAGAACTCAACTAGACACGCTAGGACTGCCAAGTCAATGCGCACAAAGGCCAAGAAGCTTTTGATGGCTGAGGGCATGACAGAAGCGGAAGCAGAGGCAGAGGTCGATAGAAGAATCGGTACTGCTCAGGCGGACACAGAGACCAAGGGCGATAGACCAGCAAGGTCTGTTCGGATGGGCCTTGTTGGTGACACCGACGTAAATGCTGACTGGATTGGAGATGGCCCAGGGCAAATACCGCTTCCTGTTGTGGCTCAGATGGACCGCATGAAGCGAGCGTTTGGTAAGCTTCTCGATTCTATGGGGGTACACCTTCAGATCCATCTTGATGCAGAGTCATTCTCGGATGCTACGGGGACGGGTAAGAACACGAGAGGGGTATACGACCCGTCTACGAAAACAATCCACCTGAACCCCAACAGCAACGTAAAGGATGTGATAGAGGAGTTCGGTCACGCCGCATTTAGATCTATACTCAAGTCTGACTCTAAGTTTGCGAAGAGGGTGTACGAAAACATCTTGTCCGAGGCGGGCTTAGGTCAGGGCGCGTTCGGTAGAATAGACCCTAAGACTGGTATGCTTGTTCTGCCTAAGAACTTTAGAGAGGACGCGAATCTCCAACAGCTTGCAAAGGAGAATCCATTTGCATTGGCAGTTCTTAAGACGGAGGATCTTTACCCAGACTACGACAATGCTCGTCGAAGGGAGGAGACAATACTTGAAGCACTCAGGGAATACGCCACCAACCCCAGCAAGTTCAACACTGCGTCTAGACGTGGCCGAGGTAGAACTAGGGTTGATCAGCTCAAGGCTATCGTAAACAGGGCCATGGTCAAGGCTGGATTCAGAGGCAACTTTATTTCCCCTGACTCTGGCGTAGACTTCTACAGCTTTGCAGAGAGGTTCAAGCTTGCCACTGAGGGCGTGGAGACTGACGTTACTATGGACGAGTCTGACTACACAGCTCAGACCAACATAGAGAACTCCACCCCTAGGAAGAAGAAGAACGCCAAGAAGAAGGCCAAAGAAAAGATTGTGGCTAGGACTGGTGAGTCACCAAAGGATGCTGTTAAGAGGCACAGGAGGGAGCAGGAGGCTAAGCGCAGAAGAGAAAGCGCTAGAGCGGTAGAGGATTTTGAAGGCACTCTTGGGAGATCAGAGCCACTTGAGTCAAGAGACGGTGGCGCCTTTGATTACTTGAGAGACACTGAGGTGTTCTACGATTCTGTGCCTCCACTGAGCGGCGGTGTGGTTAATCAGGTGCCTAGAAAGAAGTCACTCAAGGTGAAGGACTACTACCACTTCAGGAACTGGTACAACTACATGACCAGAAACCAGACGGATAACAACATCAGGCGTATGTACTACGTCAAGGATGGGGTCAAGAAAATGATCAATCCGCCTAAGATTGCAATCGACAAAGAGACTGGAGAGCCTAAGTATATCTCGGGACCAGAGACTTGGGTGCAGCGTCAGGTTAGACTGAACACCGAGGCACTTGAAAGAAGGGCTCAAGCGAGAAAGCAGCAGCTCAGAAACCCCGATGACGTAGAGCCAGGGCAGTCTCTTGGAGACGGTAATGTTCAGCTTGAGTCCAGAGAGGGTAGCGTATTCTCTGCCGCAAATCAGCTTCAAGCTCACAACGAAAACCGTGGATCTACATTTACGTTTGACGGTGTAAATCAGGTGGGTAGGCCCATGTCTGCCGTGTCTATCTTCCCAGAGAGAAGCAGGATAATTACGGGTCAACTTACTGAGGATCAAATAAATAAGTACGTTCAAGACAACAAAGACTTTACGTCAGGCAACGAGGACGTTCTTGCTATTGGTACGTGGTACGAAGCACCAGAGAATCAGACATACCTTGACATATCTGCGGTGCTGCCTCATGAGCAGGCAAATCAGCTCGGTAGAGATTACAACCAGAAAGCGGTATTTAACCTTGAGACACTAGAAGAGGTTGATACTGGAGGTACTGGTGAGGCTGTTCAGGGTCTTAAGCCTGAGTCAGAGAGAGTGGCCGATCTTAGAAGAATGGCTGGTGAAAAGCTTGAGGCTAGAGCAGGCGGTGTATTTGACACACTGGATATGGCTGAGGCCAAGAGAAAGGGTCTGCCGACAGATAACATCGAGTCAATTAGCGGGGCCCAGATACGATTCTTCGGATTCGACAGAACCATGCCTACGGTCATTGAGGATCTCAACCACCGCATCGCTTCAGGCGTACAGTACATCTTCAATAGGCGCGTCCCGTACAAGGAAGGGGATGCTAGGCTCATCACTGCCCATAGAAATGTGGAGATGGCAAAGCAGGAGTACAACGGCCTGAAGAGGCTTGCTATGGCAGACTCAAAGTCCGCAAATCCTCTTGGATACATTGCCATTGGATTCAGCCTCAACGGTGAAGCATCTACCACTGGAAACCCAGACGTATACTCCTATCTAATTAAAAAATTTAGGCAGAAGTTTGACGGGGACGAACTTATCGGTAAGACAAACACTGCGGTAAACAGCATTACGAAAAAGTACAAGGCCCCCATGATCAATCGTATTCAGGAGAAGGCGATCGAGGAGGGGAGAAATGATGTGTCAAGCGCAATAGACATTGAGTTCAACGATAAGGGGCAACCAGTTACCGCCTCTGCAAACATTACAACAGCAGAGCAGGCTGCTTTTGTCCTAGATATGCTTGAGGATGCATCGTCTCCATTCACATTTAACGAGCGCAACTTCTCATCTGGAAGGTTTACCCAGCGTATCACACCTATGAAGGAGGTGATGAATAAGGTTATTGACCCGCTGTTTAAGAACGCCGATCTCGGCACTGCGGTGGCGTTTGTGAAAGTCCCATACAGAATTGAGAACGGTGACGTTAAGGGCTTTGACATCGTTGAGGTACCAGGGGATCCATTCGCTGGCGCGATTGTGGTTGAGCCTGGATTTGACAATCAGTTTGAAGGTCACCGTCTTACTGAGAGACAGTACAGGCTTGAGGATATCATGCCAGACTACTCTATGGCCATGGGTACGAAGGAGGTTATAGACCCAGAGACTGGTGAGAAGACTCGTGTGCCAGCACGCAGACGTCGCTTGAGCTCAGCTGTGGCTGCGGCTACAAGAGATGCCGAGGGGCCGATGAAGGACTTTGAGGCCAAGGTCAGGGAGAAGGTGTCCAATCAGGCCGCCAAGAATGTATTCAAGGGTGTCGTCAACATCAACTACGGGGACGTAGGGGCGATGGAGGAGGACATCTACATGGGTAGCAAGTCAGCAGTTCAGAGACCATCCGCCACCACGGACATTGCCATGGATGCTATGGAGTCTAGAGAGGGCAGTGTCTTTGAGTCTAGGGCTGAGGATGCACCGACCCCAGGAAGACCTGACGGTCAGTTCCAACAGAGAGACCAAACTAGATTTGGTAGACTTAAGGCCAAGTGGATTCGCAGACTGCAAGACAAGTACAGCGATATCATGGCCCTGCAGGAGGATGTGGAGACATTCTTGGGCAGAGCCGTAAGAGAGGATGAGGACTTCAAGATGGCCGAGGAGCTCATGTACGGTAAGACAGCGAGCGACCTCAAGAAGCTTGATCAAAAGATCGAGAGGCTTACGGACAACATGAAGGCTAATGGGGTCAACGTGGGTGAGCTTACCGATTACCTCTACGCGCTCCACGCCAAGGAAAGAAATGACATCATATTTGCAAGGGAGATTAAGTCTCTTATGGAGAAGAATAAGAAGCTGACATTTGATCAAGCCGAGGCCCAAGCCAACAGAAGCGGTAGCGGTATGTCGAATGCAGAGGCATCGGCAATACTTGACGGAATCTCTGAGGGTAAGAGGGCTGCCCTGGACAGCGCCCTGAAGATCGTAAGAGAGATTCAGCAGGACACTAGAAGCACGATGGTGGAGTTTGGTCTGGAGACAGCTGAGACTGTTGATGCGTGGGAGAGCCTGTTCGAGAACTACGTGCCGCTTTCGGGTATTGCTACTGACGAGTTCAGCAGTGATAAGACCGCCTATCCAACAGGCGGTGCTGGTATGCAGGTACGAGGTCCTATGACCAAGAGGGCAGAGGGTAGAAAGAGCAAGGCGGACAACCTTGTGGCTCAGATTATTGCGCAGAACTCTGCCGTAAAGATCCAGGCCAGAAAGAACGAGGCCCTTGGAACGCTCCACACCCTCATTACAAACAATCCAAACCCAGCAATCTGGGAGATCGTTGACGACGCTAAGTTCGGGGACCCGTCGGTTGTGCCAGTGAGGATTGATGGCAAGCAGGAGTTTATTAAGTTCACTGAGCCTCAGCATGCTGAGACACTCAAGAATATGAACATCCCGAAGACGGTGTGGTTGGCAAAAGTTCTTTCGCCTCTCAACAACTGGCTAAGACGTTCATTTACAACACTTAACCCTGAATTTGTAATCTCCAACTTCTCTCGTGACATAACGTCAGCACTTTTTAACGCAGCTGCTGAGTCAGAGATTGAAGGCGGTCAGATACTTGGGGAGCAGGTGATGGTCGACATGGCTCGGATGGTTGGGCCAGCGATGAAGGCCCTGTTCAAAGAGACTAACCCCAACTCGCTCGGCAAGCTGTTTAAGGAGAACCCAATCATTGGTAAGTACTACCAGGATTTTGTTGAGGATGGCGGCCAGACTGGATGGGGATATCAGAAGAACCTCCAGGATATCGCTGCAGATTTAGAGAAATCCACGACAGATAAGTCTCGGGCGCAGGAGGTGCTTGGTGCTGTCAAAGAGAATACGGTTGATATGGTGGAAGGGGTCAACGATGCATTTGAGAATGCAATCAGACTCTCGTCATACATCGCTGCAAGAGAGAACGGAGTAAGCAGGGCCAAGGCCGCACAGTTTGCAAAGAACATCACGGTGAACTTTAACAAGCACGGTGAGTACGGGCAAGTTGCAAACCAGCTCTACCTCTTTTTCAACGCATCCGTTCAGGGTACCGCAAGACTTGGTAGATCTCTTGTCACACTCAAGCCACCTAAGGCTCCTGACGGATCATCCCGCGAGTGGTATCAGAGAATCAACACCGCACAGAAGATGGCGGCTGGACTGACTGTGTTCTCAGCGATGCTTGCTCAGGTGGGTAGGGCTATGTCTGACGAGGATGAGGACGGCACCTTGTACTGGGACAAGATTCCAGATTACGTCAAAGAGAGAAACCTCGTCGTCATGTTTGACGGGAAGAACTACTTCAAGATACCGCTTCCTTACGGATTCAACATGTTCGCCAACTTGGGGACAGGTATGGTGGATCTCGCTGCAGGGGCTAAGTCTTGGGATGAGACAGGGTGGTTCTTGGCCAACTCGTTCCTCAGCTCGTTCTCCCCTATCAGCTACGGGCAGTCAAGAGACCTTTACACCTACGGGACTAAGGCTATCGTGCCAACAGCGTTCAAGCCAGCCGTTGAGGTGGCTATGAATGAGTCGTACTTCGGTGGGCCAGTGTATGCCGAGCAGTTGCCATTCGGTGCTCCTAAGCCCGAGTCGCACATGTCCTTTAAGTCTCCCAAAATGGTACAGTCCTTTTTTGAACTTATGAACGACGCTACGGGAGGGTCTGCTCAAGTGCCAGGTGCTGTAGATATCAACCCTGACAAGTTCTGGCACATCTTCGACTACTTCGTCGGAGGGGCTGGACAGTTCGTGGGTAGGACTGTCTCTACAGCTAGAGAGGCGGTGGTCAAAGCTACCAACGACGAGCTTGAGGTCTCGTTTAACGATGTACCGCTTTTGCGTAAGATTTACGGTGAGCCCGCTAAGTACTACGACATGCAAAAGTTTAAGGACCGCGAGGTAGAGATCACCCAGCTCATGAGAGAGGCCAAAGATCCAGACGCAAGACGCATGGGTGAGGGCAGGTACAGGGGCGTTGGAACTCTAGATAAAGCTATGAAGGCGGTAAACAAGAGGCTGAAGCTTATCAGAAAAGCTAAGCGGGACGCTAAGGATATTAAAGATTACGCCGAAAGGCAAATAAGAATACAGGAGCTCATGGATATGGAGCGCAAGCTTGTCATGAAGTTCAACAAACTATACGACAATGTCAGAGAAGAAAACTAAAATCAGAGACACCAAGCTCGGCGCTTGGCTTAAGTCAAAAGCACCTAACGTGCTCAATGTTGTAGGGGATCTGCTGCCTGATAGCGGAGGTCTCGGAGTTGTCAAAAACCTAATCACTAACGATCCAGAGGTCGATACCGACGAGGGTATGGCTGCTGTCGAGGCAGAGATACAATTTCAGAACAATGTTACTGAGAGATGGAAGGCTGATATGGGTAGTGATGTGAAGCTTGCAAAGCTTATCAGGCCCGTTACTTTGATCTGCCTCATGGTGATGTTTATGGCCACAATGGTGGCTGACAGCATGGATGCTTGGCCATTTAACGTGAAAGATTCATACGTATCTTTGCTTGAGATTTTGATGCTCACCGCCTTCGGTGCATACTTCGCAGGAAGAACGATAGAGAAATCTAGGAAATGAGACTTATAACAGACGATAAAAAGTTGCCGCGGCGCAGGAGGCGCAAAGCAGAATCGTCTGGTATGGCGCCTCAAAACAAAAGGGAGGAGGCAGAGCTTAGGCTTTCCATGGCGGCTGCTAATCAGCAGAACAGATTTATTGACCCAGCACTCGCTCAGGAGGGCTTGGTTGACCCTACGCTGATGGCTGAATCTGATCCTCAGGCTGCATCATTTATTGAAGAGGAGCTTTTCCCTGCTGTTGGATTTAATCCTGCGGGAGGGCAGGACGCATCTAAGTACGCATGGTCTGCAGCCACTGTGAGTGATCTCGCCTCAGCATTCGACCCATCCTTTCAGGGTAGCTCAAGGCATTCCGATTACATAAGAAGGGGATTCCAGGGTGAAGGAAACTACGAGGCAGATAAGGTATCCAAGAGAACTGACTTCAAACCAGGGGATATTCTTTTTCAGGGCAGAAAGGACAGCGCGGGAAATCCTCTCGGCCCCCAGTCATACAGGCAGTTTAAGAAAGACGCCAAAGGCAAGGGGGAGTTTGCAGAACAGGAAGGATATGGATCTCACTCTGACATCATTACTGGTTCTGGCGTAGACCAAAGCGGTAGAAGGTATTACGATGTTCAGGGTGGCAATGTAGGGGATAGGCTTAGCGTAAGAAGAATGTACGCTGATGAGCTTGCAAAACGATACGAAGGAAGATTAACACAATGATGAGAAACATATTTTTTCTTCTAACGATGATACCGACTCTGCTGTTTGCTCAGCCGAGCTGGGTTAAGGTAAAGTTTCAAAGCGACACTTACGGTCAAGAGAGCACCTGGGATATATACCCAGTGGGATCTGACGAATCTGTAGCTTCTGGCGGCCCATACGCCGACTCAACATATTTTCAGCAAACCATTCCGCTACCTTCTGGTGAGTACAACATGGTTGTAGACGACGCCTTTGGTGACGGGATATGCTGTCAGTTTGGTGAGGGGTGGTTTGGCTTGAGCAATGACTGCGGGCTTGATATATCTGTATTTGATTTTAACACAGAGCAGATAACAGTTCCTTTCATTCTTGATCCATGCGAACTGCCTATGCCTGGTTGCATGGACGAATCGTCTAACAACTACAACCCGTGGGCTACCGTGGACAATGGAACATGCAATGTCAGCGAATGCCCTGAGGGTCAGGCGTTTGTATCCATGGAGCTTACGCTAGACAATTGGCCCAACGAAACTGGATTCACACTGGTGGACCTGGATGTCGGTCAGTTCTACGAGCAGGTTCTTCCAGGAGGCTTTAACTTTGGAGACCAACTAGCCACTTACACTTACGACTTCTGCGTTGCGCTTGGCTTTGAGCTCATTCTGACAGACACATACGGAGACGGTCTCAATGGATCTGCAAGCGGGGGTCAAGACGGTGGTGTGGTCATCACCGCATGCGACGAGGAGGTTGTCTGGGAGCTGGAGGATCTAGCCTACTCAGACAATGACGGAAACGTTCACTACTCTGGCGCTGTGTTTGTAGAGCCGTGCGCCATTGAAGAGCCTGTAGTGGGATGCATGGACGACGATTACGTTGACTACAACCCAGAAGCTACAGAAGCAGGGGACTGCCTCACCCTACACACCTGGGGGTGCATGGACCCAGATTCATTTAACTACGACTCCACCGCCACAATCTCAGACCTGAACAGTCCGTGCGTTACGACCATAAGAATCGGTGATGCAGCGGGAGACGGATGGGGAAACTCACACATAGGTGTAAAGCAGGGGGACCTGCAGTGGATCTTTACCATGGGGCCTGGAGAGTTTTCTCAGTCGTGGGACCTTATCCTTGACTCGGACGAAAAGGTAGACGTGTACTACTTCGAGGTCGGTGGGCCACAGCAACCGCCTCAAGAGACTGAGTTCCAAACACTTCACAACTCCATCCTTGTCACAAACGAGCTTGGAGATACCCTGATGGTGGAGGGTCTTAACCCATTTTTTGACAATGGTCAGGGTGCGCTTCAACCTTTCAAGAACCCAGAGTGGAACGTATACAGCTTTATGCCTTACTGCGGGACAAGCTGCATTCCGTTTATGTACGGATGCACTGACGATACCGCACAGAACTACGATGACGAAGCCAATACAGAGGATGGCAGCTGCTACTACAATGCTGGATGCACGCAGGCTGGATATGTCGAGTATTACAATCAGGGGTACGAGGCCGACTATGACGACGGCAGCTGTGAGACGCTTGCTGTATTCGGATGCATGGACGCTGAGGCTCTCAACTACGATCCAGAAGCAAACGTAGATACGGGAGATTGCATTGAAGTTGTGCTTGATTGCATGGACCCTAACGCATTTAATTACAATGAGTTAGCTAATGTGTCTGATGAGGAAGCGTGCTTGTATGATGCGGGCTGCATTACAGGTCCAGGCGAACCGTACTGGGCCAACGACTACTGCTACTCGTGGGTGATCGAAGTTGACCCATACTGCTGCGAAACGGCTTGGGATGCGGTGTGTACAGAGATGTACGACTACTGTGGTGCTGGCGTGACGTCAGTAGAAGTGGCTGTAAGGTCATTGCTTCACTTCTTTCCAAACCCAACAGCAGGGGTGGTAAACATTCAGGCACCCGTAGGCACCGTAATCACCTTGTTTGACGCAAGGGGTAGGGTTGTTGAAACAACCACAGGCAACACAGTTGAACTGCCATCTGCAGGACCGTATGTAATCATGGCCAACTACAAGGGTAGAATCAAGAGAGAAACAATCGTAAGACAATGAAGAAACTTGTAGCCATCGCCTTTATGCTTTTGCCCTTGCTTGCGCTTGGGCAAAGTGACTTCTACAAGAATGTGTTGAGAAGAGCTACGTTCTACGCAGCCGTAAACGGAGGAAACTCCGTATCAGATCAGGACGTGTTCTCTGTAGCTGCGGGACCGCTTACGACAGACATTGTTGAGACGCCCTTTGACTACTCCATGACTCTTGGCGTGAGAAAGATCGCAAGGTTTGGATACGAGAACAGAGCCAATGTCTTTTATGACGGAACAGAGAAGACATACGGGGACGCAGCCACAGTAGGTAAGTACGATGGCTTTGAGTTTTTGGCTGAGGCTGACTGGAGAAGGCAGCAGGGCAAGAACTTCCTTGATCAGGACTACTTCGCTAGGTATGTGGCTGACACCTGGGTGGTGAAAGCAGAATACCTGCAGGACGGCTTTGCTGACGTTAGATATTTCGAGGCTTCAGAGCGAGGAAGATTGAAGATTGGCAAGAAGCTCTCCCTAAATGCAGGAATTGTACAGAGAATATCTGAACCCTACGGGTACGATCCGCTCCAGGAATGGCTCCTGGACAACAATCAGATACACTACACCGCCTTGGCTCTGGAACAGGGATATAGCGTCGACGTAACCACGGGTGAGTTCTTCTCTCCAGACGGCGACATGGTTGCAAACGACCAGGCGGTATGGGAGCAGGTGGTCATCCCGCAGGTGCTTGACGAATACGTATCTCAAAAAAGATCAGAGCTTGAAAGCCAGTGGCTATACTCAGCCGTAATTGGCTTTGACTTTTATCACTACGAGAAAAACTTTTGGTTGCACTCATGGGGCAACGTGATGCCCTATCACCTCGACACAGGTGATGAGTACTCATATCACAACTTCGTGAACAGCAGCCAGTGGGTTGACCTGGGCTTTGGTCTGGTGTTCGGGACCAAGCTTACAAAAAGCCTCGGTGTGTTTGCCGAAGGTAAATACAACAGATACTGGAACAGGGAGTGGCACGACTTCTCTGTAGGACTCAACTACATACTACTGTAATGGCAAAACAAATTGGAGAGGATACTAAGGTTACGCTAGATCTCAAGACTCTTGGGATGGTGGCAGCGGGGATAGGCACAATCGTGGGCATGTGGTTCGCACTTCAGGCCGACATAGCCGAGGCAAAAGAATTACCGCTTCCTGCTGAGCCAGAGATTACGCGCATGGAATTTGACATGAAAGACCAGCTGGTGCGTCAAACGATTATGACTACTCAAGAAGATGTAACTGAAATCAAGGAAGATATCAAGCGCATTGAAGAGAAAATAGATCAACTAAAATGACACATGAAACTCATATCAACCCTATGTGTATCCTTTGTATTGTTACTGGCGGCAGCCTTTGTAACGCCTGTAGAGGATAAAGAAATATGCGGATCAGGAATCTGCGTAGTAGAGTTCAACGCAAGCTTTAACGCACAGAACAGTGTTCCATGGATCGAGAACCTAGACGACTGCGAGACTGCCCGTGTGGACATCGCTACTGCTCCAGACCTTCAGAAGAAGCACAAGATTGTTGTCGTCCCGACGATTGTTGTTTTCAACGAGGGAGAGGAGCAGGAGAGGTTTCAAGCGAACATCATGATGACGATGGATGCCACGATTGATGAGGTTCAAGAGGCGGTAGACGACATCATGCTCAATGACTTTTAAACCCAAGTCACTTTGATCGTAAGGGCTATGTCCTTGAGGTCGTAGAACTCCGATCTCACCATCTTCTCAATGATCGGGTAGAGGTAGCAGTGAGCTACTTCCTCCTCACTTGTTTCCGTAAAGATTCTTTGAAAGCCGTTCTCGTTAATGCCTGCGTCAACGTGAATAAACTTAAAGTCCTTGGACACCACCGCCTTTACAATCTGGTGGTACTGACCCTCTGGCTTGTAATCATTCATTCTTTGGGGACTGGTGGCTGCTGAGACAGCATTTGCAAAAAGTCGTACATGCTGATGAATCCATCACCATTAAAGTCAATGCATGCTGCATGAGAGTCGGGGCTAATCGACTGACCAAAGTTTGCAAGGAGAAGGAGCAAGTCCATTATGTAAGTTGACCACATACCCTAGGTACGGTATATGTTAAAAAAAGTTACGGAGTAACAACCCTTACCTTCAAGGAAAACACATTGGGTGTGCCTGTTTCAACAAGGGTGTACTCCATTCCCCTGTAATCGTAGTAAGTCACGCCCACTACAATCTCGTGCTCGAAGTGTGACACTGGGTGAGTACCATCCCAGATGGTGGGGATGACTAGATCACAGCTGTACTTTTCTGGTTGAACGAGTACGTTCTTTGGGGTTGTCATGCATCCAGCTAGAAACAAAGCTGGTGCTATGTGCAATAGTTTCATGTAGCGAAGCTACATCAGCAGAGCATTAAAATCAACGAAGCAACGTATAATGATGATTATGTATCACTTTGTTTTTTGATGATCGAAAACCACTCTGGATCAAGCTTCTCTATGGGATCTATGAACTCTTTATTGCAGTGATCATTGATCTCTTTCTGTTGTTCTGGGGTGTTTGTAACACAAACATTTGCGGCTTGGTACTTGGCGTTCTTCTCTAGGAGGGAGTCGATTTTGCGCTTCAATTTTTTGTGGCTATTTGTTTTCATGGACCGATAAAGATAGTCAATATCTTTGATCGTAATCCCAGACTCGGTATGACATTAACGACTTGATATCGTGCAACTTAAGCATCGTGATGACATCCTGCCTATCTCTTCGGGTGTATTTTTTTAAGTAGGCATACCTCTTGTCATCCACCTTTTCATTGCGTACATGCTTCTCACAAAAAAAGGCGAGCTCATCGCGATCAACGATAGAGAACCCGCCCTCTTCTGGCATATCAAAAGCAATAATCGTAGCACCCCCGTACAGCCACCCTGGGTCTCCATTCACATTCTTGAACTCCACCCATATCTCATCTGGCAGGTTGTTTCCCTTTACATCAACACCCCATCGCTTACCGTCTCTATTGATGGCGAGCCAGTAGTCTATGTGCTTGTGTATGTCATCCTCTTTCTTGGCATGACCAACGAGTAAGCCCTTGTTCCTAGCGGCACGGGCAAATCTAACCTCAGCCACTCGGCCAGTGGTATTGGAGTACCGCCTCCTCTTATTCATCAAACTCCTCTCTGTACTCCGAGGCAGCCGTCCTGATCGTGTCGATCTCGTGATTCACCCACTCGCGAAAGTCCTTGATTAGACTCTCTATGTCTTCTTGACTATGAGTCGGTGATCCGTCATCATGGATGCTCTCGTAGAGGTAAGTAGCAGCTTGATGAATCCGATCACAAGAACCGTGTATCAATCTACTCAGCTCAAATATCTCCATCCTTAATAGATTTTAGGATTTCTTGTACAGCATGATCCACTTGCCTGCTGTTCTTCGCTAAAAATACTATGTAATCTGACTGAATACCAACTAAATACCGTAAAAAAAGCTTCCACCGCATCGGAAAGTCATGGTGAGACGGTAAATATCCCTTGGTTTCTATGATCCACTTGTGGTTCTTACCCACAAAATCAGGGGTATACGTAATGGGGAGGACGACAGATCCTGTTCTATCTGCCATGTCCTTCCCCTTTGACGTCATCTTGAAGTACTTGTTCGGGAACCTGAATCGGTCCATCAATTCGAACTTGTGTTCTTCATAATCAAAATCTAGCCCGTATTCACGTAACTGATCCGCGCAATACTTTTCAATAGAGCTCTTATACCGTCCGAGCTGTTTTTTTTTGCGTGTACGCTTACGAGGCGTTTTCGTTTGTCGCTTCACATTGGGAAGGTACACTTAATTTCCTGAAGAATCCACTCCTGTTGATAAGAAATCCGTAAATGCAGGCATCGTTCCCTTTTGCTCAAACTTAATTGACTCAAACAGAGGTCGTTGTCTAGCCCACGAGAAAAAGCCTGTGTGGGAAAGATTCATTACAAGCTTGTATGGCTCGTCCAGCGGGGTAGGTCTACCGCCTGTCTCCGTCTCTCTGACCTTTCTGACGTGTAACTCGCTCAGCTTACGGATATTGTGGTCCGCCGATTGAACCTTTCGGTGAATCGTCATGAAGCAATCCGCTCTGTTTACGAACTTTCCACCGCCCTCTGTATCCTCAGCATACGGAGCAACGGGCAATCCATCAGCCCCCTTGCGTCTCTGCGCCTCAGTAACGGCGTGCATGTTGAGCCACACGGCCACGTTGTTGGACTTGCTAAAAGTCAGGAACTCTGACGCCGCCTCGTAGTGGTAGTCATGCACACCGATGGAGGTATTGCGCATATCTAGCTTCAGGCTGTTGTAGGGGTCGATAAAGATTGCATCGACCTCTTGCTGTCGCATGATCTTCTCCATGAATACAATGATATCTGAGTAGGAGTACACGCTCTCGTTACTGATAACTACGAAGTGCTCCTGTACCCAGGCGTATGCCTTCTTGCGCTCGAAGTAGTTCATGTCTGCGACCTTCTTGTCCATAGCGAACTGCATGAGCTGCATCTTGACGGATGCGGTCCTGTTCTCGCTGGAGTATATGATCCATTTCCACCCGTGTCTGATCGAGGCATTGGCGATAAGGTACAGGGCTGTAGTGGTCTTACCTACGTTGGAGTGCCCATTGATAATTACGAACTCCTTCTTGTATCGGAAGTACTCATCGAGGGCTGTGTCCCCTGTGTCAAGGCCAATTTCAATCTTGCCTTGAGAGTAGTCGTCAATCCATCTAAAGTCCTCGTCGTCGGACGACACGAAAGACATGTCCCCGTCGTTTATGAGCATCTCGCGCTTAACGTTCTTCTCCTCGTCGATGAGGTCACGTATAGGCATGATCTTCCCGTTCTCAATGCCATCGCGGATCGTAAGCTTTGCCATCTCTGGCGAGTCGATATCTCTCTTGGAAATCTCCCTGAATAGGATACGTACCGCCTCGTCCTCCTCCATCTTCCCTGCACCGATGTATCCACCGCACAGTCTAGCCGCATCGAACAGCGTCCTGTGCTTGTCCCCGTCCTGTGCGTTGCGAATCATTCGCGCGGCCAGGTTGAGCTTCATGTAGTCAGTGTAGTCGTATGCCTCGTTGGTGGGGACCTGTGCCTCGGCACGCTCTGTAGTGAACGCCCCGAACTTCTTGCACTCGTCCTTGATGATGATATCTGGATCATGCGACTCCCAGCATGCGCGCGACTCGTTGATACCAGACTCGTCTAGCCCAAGCCCGTGTGTTCTTTCGAAGTACTTAATAAGGGCACGGAAGTGATCCCTGTGCCTCTCTGGGTTGGTGATCTGTACCAGCGCCTTGACGCCCTCTCCGCTAGGCGAAGTCCAGCATGAATGAATGAAATCATCCGTGGCAAGGGCCTTCTTGGTCGAGTCAACGTCAACGTGGTCAAAGTCCAGAACAATAAATCCCGAATGCTCGAAGAGCGCGTCATCGGCACGCGACGAAAACTCCCCGCTGAAACAAACAACGGGGAGCGCCTTTTTCTTCTCTTTGTTACCAGTTCTGACATCAGCTACTAGTGTACTCGATTTCCCATCTCGAATCCTCTCCAGAGCTAGCTGTAGTGGAATGTGATGCGGTGTTGTCTTGTCGAATACGTCTTTGAATATCGTTACTTGCATTGTCTTGGGCAATCATTAAGAGAATCATGTATCCTGCCAGGTCCTGCAGGGTGTCTTCTGTGTCGTCGATTGGACCTGAGTTCTTGATGCGCTTTAGCTTGTCATCAATTCTTGCTTTAATGCTCGACACGGCATTTGCCTTCGAGAATATGTTGAGCGGATCCAAGGCCGCATCGCCATACCTCGCATTTTTTTGAAGCAGTAAGTCCTCTAACTTCTTGCACTTCGATTTAATTTTCTGTCTTGTGTTCATCCAGGGTTAGGTTAGAGCGTGAAATGAATTTTTTTGTGAGTATCTGTCGTATGATAATATGCTTATCAGCCTTGGCGTTCTTCCCGTACAGCTCTTCCCCTAACCTATACATGGTCTTGGTGTCGTGAGCGGCGATTTGGTGTGGGGTGTCGAACACAGATACTATCCATACGACACGCTCGGTGACCTTCTTTTTTTTCTTGAAGGCCACACGAGCGGTCATATAGTATATGGGAGCCTTAGAACGGCAGGTCACTTGTCTCAGCCTTCTGCTTGCGTTCTGCACGCTTCTGCTTGGCTGCCTCGCTGTTCGGATCGAACACGCTGCAGCATGGCTTACCATTCTTAGACATAAACAGCTTGAGGTATACGTTACCACCCTGCCCTTCGGCATTTTTGGTGGTTGTGTATTTCTCCAGCATTTCCTTGAGCTCCGTGTCTTTAAGCTTCACGGACCAGCTTGAGAGTTGTCCCTCGTACATGCGAGGCTCTTCGGTGTACCCTACGAGTACGGAATCATAGCTTGTATCGCTCATGATGTAATAAAATTTAAAAAATTGATATGGAAAATGTAAAACACGATGGCCAATATAGACCATCTAACTATTCTATACGGCAAACTCGGCAAAGAATCTTTCAGCGGGGTTGGGGTCATCTAAGTAATTTTTAATGTTTTCTAACGCTTCATGGAACTTCATCTCACCCTTGAACAGAGTCTCGTCAGAGCACTTGACGTCGGCAGGATAGAAGGGGTATGCCTTCTCCTGTACTACCCAGTAGTAATCCTTGAGATCAAATACCTTGCAGTAGATGTACGCCTGAATGTCGTAGCAGAAGCTGTTGACGTCATACCTGAACTTGTCGATTGAGCGTGAAGACTTGGAGTCCACGATGAATTGTCCGTCCTGTAGGCAGTCGAGGAATCCTTTAAGCGGTACCCCATCAATGTCTACGTTGAACTCTACCTGAAACTTACCGCCTGCAAAACGTTTGTCATACAGGCCGCAGTCCTTCAGGCGTTGAATCATTTCTTCTGCTTGCTTCCAGTCCTTCTGTCCGACGATGGTTTTACCCAAGTGCTTTTGCTCCTCTTCCTTCTTCCATTCTCGATAGCGCTTAGTATTGCGGGGGAACTTACCACCAATACTACTGACGATATCCATATCGTCCAAAACATGGTATGTGTCATGTGCTTTCTCTGGTTCAAAGAGGAGCATATCGTACAGGCTCCCAAAGGTTAGTGCTTCTGATTCTTTCTTGAGCTGTCCCTTCATGTACATCTCCCAGAGACGCATGTCTCCGAGTGCATGCTTGAGCGATGAGTATGACAGGTGTGGCTTACCAGTTGCCTCTTTTAATTTATCTCTCATTGTTTAGGTCGTTCCAGTGTTTAGTAGCCTCCCATATATTGTCGTAGACGTCCTGGTGAAACCAAGTAAAATGACTAGCGACAGCTTGACGAGCATCCTCGTTGCACATATACTTGGCTCTCTTGTAGTATGCATACAAGATCTCACGCTCTGCATCTTGGCGCTTGTCTATCGCCTCGTTGAGCTGTTGCCTTATGGCTGGGGTCATGATTTGTCAAGGAATGAATCAAGGCCAAGAATCGTAGGGCACCAAATTCCAACATAAAGTCCAGAGATTTGATTACCCGTAAACCAAAGCGTTAAGGACAATGTCATTGACACAAACGCTGCTGTTAAAAGTGTATTTCTCATCGTACGAATTTTTTGAGTCCAGCGACCTGCTTCTCAGTGAGCTGATCGCCATATTTTTTTGTGATGGCGGTGAAGGCTTTCTTCTTGTCGGTCTGCGACTTGATGTACCCTACCGCCTTGTCCATGATATTCTCTACTGGCGCATCGAGCGCCTTACTAAGCTTTTGAACGTGAGGGTTCTCAATGACGGCTTGCTGTTTGGCAATGGCTTCTTCGACCTCATTAGCTGACGCAATAGACGTGTCGATTCCGATTCCAAGCATAGCGAGGGCTCGCCCCACGGCTGAAGTTTCACAATTTTCGACATAGGATGTTTTGTTGATGTTGGATGAGCTACGCTCCTCGTGAGCATGGCCCGTGGCTACCACACGCTGTGATTCGTCAGCGATGGTGCATTTGCATACACAGCTCTCTCCGTCGAGGACAGGGAAGTCTGTGGCAATGGTCCAGTTCATGTAGCGCTCCTCCTGACGGAAGAACTTGATGCGCTCATTGACCTCAACGTACTGCTTGCCACGAATGTTCGTGGTCTTGAACTTGTAGTTAGACATGATGATAGTGAATTGAATTGAGTGTGCAAATTAAGAAGAAGGCATTTGGTATCCAAGCCCTTCTATAAGCTTTTCCTCCATTTCTGTTAACAATCTTATGCATTTCTGCACCTCGATCAGCCTGTCGTGGGATGTCAGCTTTGTGGATATGGGGTTGATATTCATTTCTTCAGCTAAATCCATGACAATCTTAGTGGCAAGAGAATACTTGCGCAGATAGTCGGGGGAGTGTAGCATCAGGCCGTTGTGTTCCTTGCGATGATGCACGAACGTCGAGTGGTCTTTGTTGAACAACTTGCCTATCTGAACAAGCGTAGCGTATGGTCGCATGGCATTGCCAAGCGCGGCCCTGCTCTCTACGAAGTATCTCAGTCGAGAGTTGTCTTCGATGACCTCGCCTGTTTCGGACTCAAACCTGATTCGTACGCCGCGAAGCATTGTCTCAACCTTTTGTTTTTGACTCATGTGTTTTATTTGATGGTTTCTTTGATGAAGTATTGTGCGGCGAAGTATTCGCTCAACACGTCGAACAGCTCAACCACGCGACCAGAGAAGTTTCGGAAGGTTGTTGCGTTATCGAGGCGGTTCTCTTGTTCGATGCCGAGGTTGTCAAGCATCTCCTCCTGCTCAAGCATGGCCTCGATGTCTGATACAATCTCGGAGTTGAGTTCTTCTACCGCCTCCTTGAAGTTGTCGACGATAACGTCGGGCCCCATGAATGCCCACTCTTCAAGGCCATACTCGCGTATGTCAACAAGAATAATCTTGCGGGCAACCATGGCAGGTCTAACGTTATCGGGTAGGTACTCCTTGAGAAAGGAGTCAACCTTGTCCTGTGTTAGTGGTTTGGTAAGGAATCGAAATCCTTCGTCGTTAGTCATTGGCTTGTGTGTTTTTTTGTTTCAACAATTTTTTAATTAGTCTCTGCATCTTGCGCCTTCGGTGGCGCGGGGATCGTAGCTCGTCGTTGCCGAGCACTGAAGACATCTGCTTCGTACCCTGTCTGGTTTTCTTACCCATATATCTTTGCTTTGGATGTGGTTAGAATTAAGAATGTTTTGCCGTCCACGTTGAAGTCCGTGTCTGTGAACCAATGCGGATTCTTGCGTGGGTTGTACTTGTACTGCGTCAGCACCTTCTCATCTACCTCCTCGAACGTAGGACTCTTGCGGTATTCGATGTCGAGATTGTCGCAGTCCACCCATGCACATACCGTCTTGTTAGCCCCCTCGAATATCTTGCGGGCGGTGGACTCTTGGTTGCCCAGCTTGCAGTTGTACATCTTGATGTTGCATTTCTCGGGGTCGTAGTAGTCTCGGTAGTGGCCATTCCTCTTGTCCACCACCTGCCAGTGCATGTAGTTCTTGCCCTTGGCCAAATGGAATCGTACTCTAAATCTTTTCATCTTGTATTCGTAGTCTTTGTTTTGCTTCGTAGTCTCTGACCATGCAGTCGAGAATCATGTGGTCTTGTGGGTTGCGGTAGAGCTCGTACCTCTGCATCATGTTGTCGATGCGACGCTCAAGCTCATGCATGTATTCGTCAGTTAGTAGCATTCGCATTCGCATGGTTTGTGTGGTGGCCTTCCGTTCTTTGGTGGTTCGTATTTGTCGTAGTCGGTGACGCCACCACAACAGGGGCATCTACCGCGCTTGATGTATTCTTCAATCTTCATTCTTGTTTTCTTCTTGGTCGTCAACCCCGTGGATACGGCACTCGAAATCCTTGTCAGCACACAGGTTCTTGAGTGCGTCTACTACAAAGGACTCTTCGTACTGACCAACTTTGTCGCGCATCCAGTCGAGGTCAAGCTCAGCATCGAGATGGATGTCTCGTGCGAATGTCACCTCGAAGTCACCGCAGTATTCATTCTCGCATACGTTGATGGTCTGCCCTTCGAGCTCAGCAACAGCATCATTGATGCCTGACTGCACACCTTCACGGAAGATGGCGATGGCTACCGCCTTGGGGATGACGGGCATAGTAGGGGTGTCTTCACGAAGGCGGTCAAGGGCTGCTGTCTCTATCTTAAGACACTCTTTAAGGTTAGCAACCTCACGTTCGAGCATGACGATGTCGTCGTACTGACCCTGCACCTTGGCTTCGAGCTCTTGCACCTGCTTGGTCAGCGCCTCCTCACGTCCTGTCTGCTCTTGGGATTTGGCGATGGACTCAATGGTTTGCTTTGCAGTAGAGATAGCGTCCTCTGCGTAGCGGATGCTTGCTTCAAGCTCCTGCTTGGATTTCTGTATTGGATTCATGGGTTGATAGGTTTTTTGAGTTTGAGTTTGAGTTGTTCTGATGCGTAGTTGATGTGTTTCTGCGTTGTAACTGACACGATTCCAGGTAGTTGCTGTAACCTGTTGCCTTGGATGCGAGCGACAGGTGTCCCGTAGCTGACAACGTAGCCGTTGGTCGTCCATAGGTTTTGTTTGAATCGTGGGAATCTCATGCTATTCCGTTTAGTTCTGCCTTGTCGGTCATTGTTCCATCGCGCTCAATCCACCCGTCGTCGATCAGGGCTGATGCGGTGCGTCCGTAGTGTCCTTGGAGGCTCCAAGCCATGCCTGTCTTGAGTAGCTCAGAGAACAGGCGAAGGGTTTGCTTGTCGTTGAGATGCCCCATCTCGTAGTCGATGATTCGGTTGGTTACGTCGTATGCTTTAGTGTTCTTCATTGTCTGTAAATTTTGGGGATTCATTCATGATAAACTTGGACACGAGGTCCTCGATTTCGCTGACAACCTCGTCCACGTCGCCGTGTGTGAGGTCGTACTCCTTAATCATGAGGCGGGCTAGTTGTTGGTAGCCGCTTACGTCGAGGGTCTGGCCGTCGAGATTGTAGCCACGGTGGTTGAAGCAGTCACTAACGTAGCACCGCAGGTCGTATAAGGTTTCGTCAATCATTGTATGTTGTCGTTGTAAAGGTTTGAAAGGTCTTCGTACAGCTCCATCAGGTGCTGTTGAACGTCGAAGTCAGGGGTGTCTTGTAGCTCCATGTACTCCTCCATCCTGTCCATGAACACTGAACCGATGGAGGCCATTGTCGCTGTCATGTTACTCATTGTCTTCAAAGTATTCGTTATACAATTCGTCAATCTGTTCGTCAGCGATATCCTTGAGGTCTTCCTCAATGGATTCGTAGACGTAGTGGTACATGGTCTTCCAATCCATACCCTGCACTACGCTTTCGATGTAGCGGTCAATCTTTTCTTCACGAGTCATAGCTGTCAGAGTTTTTGGGTTTGGGGATACGGAAAGCGTGAATCACGTAGTCGTCAACGTCGATGAAGGCGTGTTTGCCCATGTACACTTGATGGATGAAGTCAGTCAGTTGCTCAAGGTTGTCGATGGCATCCGTGGTGGTGTCCATCACATCGGAGGACACACGAGCCACCAAGGACATGCACAAGGGGGTGTAGTCCCATGCAGGGGAGGCATCGAGTTGGTCCCACGTCAACCAACAGGACTCGGTGGAGTCACTGCGGTTGGACATATCAAGCTCGATGATGCGGAACACCTCGACACTCACGTCATCCATGTTCTCTGCAACGTAGTCGTCGTGCTCCATGTCAGAGGGGACGCAAGCGTGGTAGTTCTCGTGGTCACGAGTGAGGGTGACGTAGATGTCCTCCTCTCGGTGGTCGATGTTGACACACATCTCATCCTTGCGGTAGCCGTCAAGGAGTTGCTTGACGTGCTTGTCTGCAAGCCCCCTGTCGGGGAAGAACTCACAGGTGGTGTCGGAGTACCCTTCGAAGAGTCCTGCGACAGCGTGGATTACTGCGTACTGCTTCATTACTTGTAGGTTTTTTCGATGATGAGGTCAGATGCCTCGTCGATGTTGGAGATGAGTGTGGCAAGAGGGGTCTTGCATGAGTGCTTACCCTCCAAGGCGGCACATGACATACTCATCAGTTGTGCCACATCTCGGTGGCGACTGAAGTTGAGGATGAGGGTGACCTTGCTCAGGTCCTCTTGGATAGCTTCGGCAAGTTGCCGTGTGTTCATGTCTTGTAGCATGATGGATTAAATTGAAGTTTGTAAAAATTAGTAGCAGAGGGTGGAGTCGAACCACCACACCCCTCATGTTCGTTGCCATAAGCCCGTGGTAACGGGTGAAAGGAACCTTGATTGGGATGCACACACCTCCTACATCCTCATGTAGTAAGTGTCACTGCCATTGTGGAAAAGCCTCGACACAAAGATACGGAATTGATGTGGACAATTCCAAATTTGTGTTGAAAAGATTTGTTAAAGGCTTGGTTAGAAGGGAGGTTGGGAATTGAACACAACTGCCATCCTTGGCGCCGTGTAGCACCTTGATGTACGCACCGACTGCGCTCCCTTGAAAATCAAAGGGGAAGAGGTAGTATCCTATCTACACGCCTACATCTGACGTCAGCCCTGTAATATGCTGCTCTTCCCTGAAAAAGGTGGGGGGAGGGCGTGACGTTTCACGCTTGCCTTACGATTGCATCCCGAAAGGTCCCCCCTTGGTCAAACTTCAAACTAACCAATACCGCTTACGATGTCCATCGCTTTGGTCATCGCATAAGTTCGCTGTTGCATGCCCGTCCCTGCACGTTGTGGGGATGGCAAGTACACGAAGGTAGAGAATGTTTTGTCATTCTCCAAGCCCTCGATTGAATATCCTTTCTCACCTCGCATGATGGCGTCCGCCATGGCGTTAGTGTGGTAAATCTTTTCTTGAAGTGTCATGTCTTCTGTTGTTTTGAAGTTTGATATTCGTCGTGTGCTTTCTCGACCGCTCTGTTCAGCATCTCTGCCTCTGCTCGGTCGATCGACTGCCCCTGCATGCGGGCAAGTTGGATGATTACGTCTACGATGTCAGTCATGGTTGTGTCTGCTTGTTGGTGTAATTTCCATGGTTACGTCCCATGTGGCTTGGCAGTCCTCGCATTCGAAGTCGTGGCACTGCTGTACCCAACCTCCTGCGCTGAATCCTGTTTCTTGTGAGCCGAGGAAGATTCCCTCGCCTCCGCACTTGTGGCATTTATTTTGTTGTGTCATTTGTCTGTTGTTTCTGCTCCCCACCACGCAATCTCTTCGTCGTGGATGCGGAACTCGTGGCATTCTTGCAGTTCGTTTTCCCATACCCCGACCCACACGCCGTGGTCGTCAGGTGCTCCCTGTATATGGGCGGCTTGGAATCCTTTTTTTTGCAGTGCTTTGACTGCACGTTCGCATTGTTCTTGTGTCATAGGTCAATGATTACGCCCTTGTCTTTGAGGGCATTGATGATGTAGTCAGGGAGTTCGAAGCATCCGTCGTAGCCAACGAGTCGTGCCGACTTGTTCCCACCTTGTGGGTCTTGGTCGAAGTCAACTTCGAGGCATCCTTCTGCATAGAAGCGGTCCCCTCCTGTTTCGAGGTCATAGGTTTCGTACCACCCGCCCATGCCGTGGTCGGGGTCAACCTCGATGGTGGTGTCCATCTCCACGTTAGTGGCTCGGTCGAGGTCAATGTCCATGGATGTGGTCATAGCTACATGTGGTAGCGTGTGTTTGAAGTCGTGCTTGAATTTCATGCTTCGGGGGTTTCGATTTGGTCAGCGAGGAACACCAACTCGTCGATGATTGCGCCAACGTGTTCAGCGTCAGCGTCAGGCATCATTGTGAGGAGGGAGGCAAAGCCCTTCACGTCCTTGGGTACGAGCCGAGCGCACCGATTCAGGTTGTTCAGCCGAGCGCCAAAGTGAAAGTCATTGAGGAAGAGGACTGCGCGTCCTACGGGTTGTTCAAAGAAGTTGTCCATTGTATTGGGGTTTGAAGTTCGGTGTAAAGATACAGCAATTTGTGGATGAATCCAAATTCCTGTTGAAAAGATTTGTTAATGCTCAGTAGTCACGGGTTGTGATGCCGAACATCCGCAGGTCAATGTAGATGTCCTCGTCCCATGCGTCCTCGATGAGGCGCAACGCCTCCCTGTCGTCCGTGTATGTGAAGTTTTCGTACGCGAGGATTTTCTCCTCCGCGTTCAGTTCTCTGAATGGATTAAACATTTGCTTGAAGTTTGATGGTGTAACTATCTGATTGTCAGGCCTTCCACACCTCATCCAACATCCAACCTTTCGTGCGTTCGATGTGTGTGATGAAGTTTGCGATGTGCCTCCCGTCCTCGAAGTCTCGGGTCATTGACCATTTCTTACCGCAGGACATGATGAATTGAATTGTAGCTCTCATTTGTCTAATTTATTGAGTGCATAGTCCACGAGGACGACGAACAGCGCTCCGCTCACGAATACCACCGCGAACGATACGAGCAGGACTACCGCCTCGCTCATGACTGCTTGCGCTTGGCGTTGGACATTGCATCCATAGCCATGCCCGTGAGCATGATGATGCCGACTACACCACACGCTCCTGCGAGCACGAGGTTGATGTTGAAAAGGACCTGAATCATTGTGTATAGGTTTGAAGTTTGACACAGACGCCTCACGGCGTTTCGCGCAATCAGCGCTCGTCAGTGTGCCTGTGTGCCGATGAGGTCAGCCAAGGTCAGGTCATCGTCTCCGAATTTGGTGGCAACCTCGGTGAGCGTGTACTCTACAGGGAATCCGAAGTCAAGGAGTTGGGTCAAGGCTTTGACGCGCTCTTGTCGCGCCGTGGTGGGGGTTGATGCTTTGTTTGGCATGGTGTTGAAGTTTGATGGTTGCAAGATACAACCGAATTGTGGATAAACCAAATGTTTTTGTTATGTCGCTGTCAGTCAGAGAGTTACAAGATGTCGTCGGCAGTCACGCCTCCGTCCATCATGTCCATGTTCACCGCACGCAACATGTCCATCACGTCCGTGTACCCCTGCTCGCGCAGTACGCTGATGGGCGTGGGTGGTGTGTAGTCGGCCGCGTGCTGTGGGCGTGCCTTGGGCGCAGGTGCGTCAACCTCCGTGCGTGTGCCGAATGGTGATGCCTTGGTGGGCTTGTTGTCGCACACGACATCGGTCTTGCGCACGTTACGCTTGGCGCTCGCGCGGTTGCTCAGGCGCTGTGCCTGTGCCTCCAACTTGTCGTTCTTGGTCTTGCGCTTGGTCGTGCGCTTGGCCTTCGTGCGCTTGGGTGCGGGAGGCGTGGTGTCCTCCTGCACGTCCACGGGTGTGTACGTGTTGGCCGTTTGGCAGGCGTCCATGATGTCGAACATCTGCTCCATCGTCAGCCCGTACTGCTTGCACAGCACGTCCGCACGGGACTGCTTCGCAGTCTTGGCTTTGGCTTTGGGCTTGGCCTTGCGCTTGCGCTTGAGCTGCTCGGGCGATGGCTCGCTCGTGATGCCCAGTTCCTCGAACAACTGCTTGCCCGTCTTGGGCTTCGCGCTCTTGCGCTTGGCCGCTTGCTCCTGTGCGAACTTGGCTTTGTTCGCGGCACGGCGCTCGGCACGGGTCAACTTGCGCCCCGTCTCGGGGCAGTGGGTGGGGGTGTACGTCTGTGCAGACATGGGTAAAAAGTTTGAAGTTTGTTCGATTCGACCGCCGAACCGATGACCCAAAGATAGGGAAATCAAACCCTGATGTCAAGCCAACGGATGTTAACGTCAGCAATGACGGGGGATGCAGAGCCAAAGTTATACGAGGTTATGTTCATTGTGTGTACCCATGAGCGGGGATGCATGGTTGCAGTAAAGGTAGAGGTGAGGTATTGTCCCACCTTCGGGTAGAGCTACATGTCTGCGGTCACCTGATGCGATGATGGAAGTAACGATGCGTAAGTCACTGGGAGACAAGCGATTGCAATCTCAGAAGTAAATCTCCGTAGTATGGCAGAATCAAGGGAGGGGGGTTTGGAAATGTAATTTCCAAAAGATTTGCGTCTGTACATACATACATATAATCCCCCCTATGCTTAGTTCTGATCGTTTTTTTCGACCCAAAACCGAAAAAACAGCCGATATCTGCAGAAATTTTCACGCGGTATTTTTTGATTGACTCCACTCAACCCCTCATAACTGTCTGATTTAGAGGTAAAAGCGGTATTTAACCTCTAGTAGAGCTTGAATCTTGACATTTAAAGATTTCTGTTATAACTTTGCTATCCAATCAAGTGCAAAACAGTCGAAATAGTAGGGTGTGTGTATACACATTACACCATCCGATCTAGATTTAACTGTTAAATACGGGATAGCTGTACAATGAGACTAAGTAAGCGCAAGAAACCACACTCTGCACCGCGTCAAGGGACTAGAAAGAACCCAGATGGGTCTGAGTCTACGCATTTGTATGCGACAGAGACCTTAGACGGTAAGAATTGGGTTAGCTTCCCCACTCTATTTCAGAATCAGGACGGATCGTGGCTAGATATGTCTCAGGGCAACTGGGAGGATGCCTATAGAGAAGCAGAAAAAAGAGGGGAGGTGATTGACTTCGGCAGAAGAAAGAATAAAGCACTAGCTTTTGGTGAGGGTAGCTGGAAGGGGGATCAATAACCTCGTATATTTGCCTCATGCTACTGATAAAGATCTCCGAGAGCGGTTATCGCAGAGACAGTGAGGACCAGCACAACGACCACAATGTGATTATGACGGGCTGCATCTCTATGGATGCGGTAGATTACCCCGTTGTAGGTATGGATGAGCTCGGGAACATCAAGATCATGATGCCTGGGTCCAAGCACAACTTCGAAGGTGAGAGGGTACTTGAGGTACCGCTTAAGCATGACGAGTACAATCACATGAGTCAGGACGATATCTATGATCTCGTTCGTATTAAGGCTGCAGAAACGGGTTTCTGTTAATCCCGTATATTTGCAGCAATGGATCTAATCAAGGATATCGGTAAATCTCTGAAATTCAAGGAGCGCTATGACGACCTTGAGCGTACAGGGATGGAGGAGTACGATAGAAAGGAGTGTAAGGAGCTACGTGAGCTAAGCAAGAGCGGGGCACCGCTTTCAGAGTCGCAGAAAGAGACCCTTCACTACTGTGATACTATCAAAGGAGAGCGCACTAGGGCCGCCATGAACCTAGGAACCTCAGCCCTAAAGATCGGGGTGGGTGCCGCGACGGGCAATGTTGGACTAATTACTCAAGGGGTCGGTGATGCTGGTGGATATGTCATGTCTGAGGCCCAGGAGGTAGACGGCCCTAACGACGGGGTTGGACAGAAGATCGGTAAGGAGGACTACATGAAGCTCGGCACGGATATCGTAAGCGGTGTCGGTGCATACGCTATGGGTGGTCAAGGGGCAGAAGGTGTTGGCGGGACAGGAACTGGCGGTGGCGACGGGACAGGAACTGGGACTGGAGGTGCTGGAGGTGCTGGAGGTGCTGGAGGTGCTGGGAACACATTCAACATGATGCAGACCCTTATGCAGAACCCTCAGTTTATGCAGATGATGATGCAGCAGATGCAGGGTCAGCAGGGCGCTCAGGATGCATTTCAGACGGGTGGCGCGACAGGAACATTAGACTTCTTGGCAAAGCAAAACGATCAAGGATCAAAACTAAAGCGGTCAACACGACAGCACGACTATATTAAAGGAAACACTAGAGGCTATAGATAATGGCTACACTTACAACAACTATTACAGAGCAGCTCACGCTCAACGGCATCGAAAGGGGGTCGACAAACAACCTGTCTATTACAGGTGTCAATGAGGTGATGCAGCGCATGGTGACGTGCCCAGCAAACAATGACACTACTATCGCCTCATTTAAGGCAGCCGTTAACACTTCGGACGGAGCCCTAGAACTCTCTAGCGTCAAGTACATCAGAGTTACAAATCTTGACAGCTCTAACGAGGTCATACTGTCGCTTCAGATCTCTGCCGCAGAGAACGGAACAGCGGATGCATCTACAAGCATTTTGCTCGCCGCAGGCAGAAGTTACATTATGGGGGTGCCTCATGACGGTATTGCTACTGACGACGATGGCACCACCGTTATTACTGACAGCAACCTTAACGATCTCGAATCATTGATCGTAGACCCGAAGTCCAGCAACGTAACAGTAGAGCTATTTATCGCAAGCTAATACCGCTTATATTTGCAACATGCCAGGATATCACAAATCATACCAACGGGGCACAGGTAAATCCAAGAAGCCCTCAACGTATCTAGACACTGCTCTGACTAGAGAACAGATGGAGGATAGGAAGAGAATGCAGCAAAAAGGTAAGAGCGCCTTTTTTCAGGCGTTACCAGAAAATACTCCAGAAGAGGCTAGAGTCGCAAGAAAAAACCCATCGCTGGATCTCGCATACGATGATGACGCCCCAGCCACTATGAGAATGGTTAAGAAAAACAACAATGGATCACAAATGAATGTATCAAAGCAATATCAAAAAGGAACTGGTAATACCAAAGGGCTAATGGCCCTTGGCCGATCTGGAGCCAAAGGTAGAGAGGCATACAAAAACATCACTGGTAAAGAGTTCAAAGAAGCCAAGGAAGCAGGCATGGGTATGAAGTACCGCATGGGCACGGGTATGGCTGATCAGAATATGATGGATTATGGCAGGATGTTGATGGAGCGCGGCCAAAAGATTATGGCCATGGGCGCTAATATGGGACAATCATCAGATCCAGAGCGAGGTGTGAATGAGATGACCATGGGGGAGAAAATATATCAGGATGGTACAGGGCAAATGACCGACGCTGAAATTATGCGTCAGGAGATGCTGGCTCAAAGAAGGGCAGAGAGAGGTATGTCGCCTGGTCAAAGATCAAGAATGAAGACGCTTGAATCTCAGGAAGAGATGGGTTATACACCACCTAGTGGAGGAGAGTATAAGGGTGCTCTTTATAAAATGCCAGAGATTAAGGAGATTGTAAGAAGCGGTAGTATGGAAGGTATTGATTTAGAGAGACTAGCTGCCACTGCATCCAGAGGCAGTCTTCCTGCAAATCTCAGAGGTATGATTATGCAGTATCTAGAAGAAGGACCAGGTGCTAAAGCTCAGGAAATAAACCAGCCCGTTGAAAGATCTGTAACACAGACGCCAACTCAGTTTGCATTTCAAGAGGGACCTGGTGGAGAGGGCGGTAGCCTTACCATTACAGGCAGACAAAGCGACATCAAGAAGAGAACCATGGGTGGTCGCAATATGTATGTGAGATAATATTCCAGTTTTACTGGATAAAAAAAAAGGGCCCGCGAGGGCCCTTTTCTATTTAAAACTTATTCTCTCCACAGCGCCTGACACAGCACAGGCTTCTCCATGCTACCGATTGGGTGGGGTTGAGCGCTAATTACCTTCTCTTCAGTGACAGTGGCAGATGCCTGTCCCGAAACGAAGAAGTCGATGTAGTCTTCGTTCATCACAATGTGAGTTCCGAAAGACATTGCAGTGTCTGCGCTGAATGGAAGTACGAGGTACAGACCAGGCTTAGTAAATGTAAAGGCGCTGTCGCTTTTGATGACACCTGCGATTGAGTGATTGGAGTAGAAGACGCCGTCGTCTAGATCTTGCTTGACCCCGTTCGGAACCTTGATGTCTTCAACAAGAAAGATGACAAACTCCTCAGCTTCACCTGCTCTGGCAACAAAGTCTTGAGTGAATGTCCGCGAGAGCTGGGCTGAGGCGATATTTGCGACCAGGATGGTCAGGGCTGTAATTAAGATACGCATGTTATTTAATTTGTGGGTTATGAACAAAGGATGTAGATGATTGAAATGATGGCTGCTAATACTGTATACTTCATGGTTGGATTGAATTTTGTAACTTTGTCTAAATCGCTGATCTCAGTATATGCAGAACTTTCGGTATTCACAAATTTGGCTTGCAAAAAAACCTTAACGACTTGAGAAAGCCGTACTTTAACGCCAAGAAAAAACGAAAGGACTCCTCTGTGGAGAACGAAAAAAGAAGACTTCACAATGAAGCTATCAGAAAATCTATCACTCGCCGAATGCCTCAAGAGCAAAACAGCCACGAGACTCGGGATAAATAATGAACCTCATGATGAATGGGTTGTCGAAAACCTTAAGTCGCTTGCAGAGCATGTATTTCAGCCTTGTCGCGACCATTTCGGGTGTGCTATATACGTGTCGAGCGGCTATCGTTCGCCTGATCTCAACCGTGCTATCGGTGGGTCAAAGCGCAGTCAGCACATGGAAGGAAGAGCACTCGACCTCGATTGCGATGTATACGGAGTTATCACAAATGCTGAGCTCTTCAACTACATTAGAGAGAATTTGGACTTCGATCAGATGGTGTGGGAGTTTGGTGATGAAGACAATCCTGATTGGGTACACGTCTCTTATGTTCATGGCGGGACTAATCGTAAGAGGTGTCTACGCGCTCGCAGAGATGATAACGGAAAGGTTTACTACGAAGTAATGTACAAATCACTATAATTGTAATGGCTGACTATTCTAACAGAAGGTGGGTGATCCTACCATTTGAGGACGTCACGGATCAAATAATATCTGACGTCATTCAAAACAGCGCAAGCGATTTGAGAAGAACTGTTTCTGGTGATGACCTCGCATTTGTAAAGTACGATGGACCTCAGCCCTCAAGCCTGTCTGGACTCACAGAGTATACTCACAGTGAGATCCTGGCTATTCTAAACGATGAAAACGGAAATTGGTAATGTTAGGATTAGGATCAGAGATGTACAGGGGTGGTGTGGTGTCAGAAGACCCATACCAGAGCTTGCGTGCTTTGTCTTTTGACGGCACAGACGACGTGGTGTTTTATGCAGACGACGATGATTGGCACGGCGGAAGTAACAATGGATTTACCATAAGCTTCTGGATCAAGGAGGGTACATTCCAGAAGAAGACCGTACTTTCGAAGTGGCAGGACAACAATAATTATTGGAGGATTTTCTTTTCTCGTAACGCCGCCTCTATGAACTTTGAAATGAAAGTAGGGGGAACCACCCACGCCGAGATGATAACAGACGACGCCGTAACTTCTTACCAGGGGGCATACACTCACTTTGTGGTCTCTGTAAGAACAGACGGCTTAAGTGCGTTTGAAAATGGAAGCTATATTATGATTAACGGAACATCTGTAGATGTCACAAATAGCACTGATTCAAATTTCGCTCAGTCAGACTTTAACAACACAGGCGCTCCTATGTGGGCTAGATTCTCAGGCAGCATGTTTGAGCTCGACCAACTAGACGAGTTTGCAGCATGGGATAACTATCTTGCGCCTCAATCGGGTATTGCGATGTACAACGGAGGCTCCCCCATAGACCTTTCAAAGTCTTCAGGAAGTTATTCAGGTGCTAACGGACCAGACTCTTTGCACGCATGGGTCAGGGGTGAGAAAAACTTCAACGGTCTCGATACCGTGGCTAATGGATCAGGTTCAGTTGATAGCCTGGGCACGGATGACGCAGGAAAGAACGTGTTCTCAATAGGCGTTCCTATAGTCGTAAATGCTGGGTAATCACTCTAGCTCTCTGTAAAACCTTTGAACCAGTAACCTACCCTTCTGGGTCATACCGTATCTCACTCTGTAATTGAATTTAGTTTCATCTCGGAAGAGGTGATCTTCGTATGTGTCAGACGGTGTGAGTTTGTCAAAGTATTTGTATACATAACTACCTCTAACTAGCTCGTATACAATACGTTCTCCTATTTTTTTTGCTGAGTAACCGTAATCTTTGGCTGCGTATGACAGAGTCCAGAACTCAAGGTCATAGGCCCAGAGCATAAACATAAGCTCCCTCTCGAATATGTCATTCTTGAGGCAAAACTCTTTTACGCTCTTTCTCAGATACTTAAGGTGATTGTTTTTTGTGTACCTTTGATTGAGCTTAGAAAACTCTCGGAACATCTTTCCCTTAGACTTCTTTGCTGGCATTGAAATCAATTATACCGCGAAGATATGGAAGATGAGGAGTTTTTGTACAGAATCAGGGAGTTGGCGGTGGAGATGGACGACATCGTAGATGAGTTCGGGGTAAGAGATCGACTGATGTCAATCATGATCATTGGCGTTACCGAGCAGAACGAACTTGGTGACACCAACATGAAGGCTGTGTACAGCTACAACCTTCACAACAAGGAGGAAATGAATGAGCTAATTGAATTTATGCAAGACACATACGTTGAGAAAAAAGATGATCCAGATCTGGATGACCTACTCAACGGTCTTGGAATATCATTAAACTAATATGGAAGGACTTATTAGAAAGATTGTTGTGGGTAGAGACCCCAAGGATGCCATGGCCTACTATGTAGGTATGAGGGCTGGAAAGGGCAACGTTAGTGCCATCGTTTTGGACCATGAGCATTTGCACAGGCACGGATCAAAGAGATATCTTGTATATTTGCAAGAGGAGGATGATTCGCAGGTACTATGGAAGTCTATAGACAACATGCCCTGCATGGTGGAGTTTGACTTAAATTTCTGATAATGTCACACAAGAGCTATCCTAACGGGGAATCAATCCCACATTCGCTTCCAGATGCTTACAGACTGGCCAACACAAATTCAAAGTGCTCTAATTGTGGCTTCTTTGTAAGTAATCAGTCGTACTGCACAAAATGGTCGGCCCCAGTAAGGGCCAACTATGTATGTGCTTCGTGGAAGCCTAGACAGGCACCACCATCAAGAATGAGTTCAAATACATCAAATAGATCTAGAAATGTCGGAGGATACTAAGAAGAAGCCAGAGGGTCTCGGGGATACTATCGCAGAGATCACTAGGGCCACGAGAATTAAGAATATTGTTGATCATATCAGCAATAAGACGGGTAAGGACTGTGGATGCGCCAAGAGGCAAAAGGCGCTCAATAAGATGTTCCCATACGGTAAGAAGTGAAGACATTTGACTTGTTTATCGTTGAACTGGAAAAAACGGTCAACGATACAATTACTACCGACTCAGGCTTTGAGCTTTATATCGAGACAAAGTTTGAGAACGGTGAGTTCGATCACAGAGTCACTCAGGGGCCAGTTGTGGCTGTGCCTTTTAAATATGACACTGGGGTCAGCATCGGGGATATTCTATACTTTCACCACCTTGTCGTCATGCAGGAGGGGCAAGTACTTACTGGTGTCGACAATCACTACTTTGTCAAATACGGCACTCAGGCTATTGGTAATCAAGCTATTGCGTATAAAAACAAAGATACTGGCGAGATAAAATGTCTTGGTGGTTGGTCACTGCTTGAGCCTATCGAGGAGGAGACCAAAGACTCTAGTGTTATTGAGATCGTTGATCTTAAAGAAAAGCTCCCTACAAAGGGCCGTGTTGTTTACACATGCGGAGACGGTACAGCTGATGACGTGGACATCAAGCCAGGGGATGTGGTTGGGTTCAAAGAGAACCGAGACTATAGAATCAAAATTGATGGCGTGGAGATGTACAGAACCCGCGCTGAAGATCTTCTCTATGTCGAAGAAGAAGTTCACGACGATTGAGGCTGCCCAGCGACTCATGTACAGCATGGAGGTCGCCATCAACAATATGATTGATGAGGTAAAGAAGCCTGTCGATCCAGAAGCGGGTGGAGCTGCTAGAAAGGCCGAGCTCCAGTCGATTAAGCAAACGGCCACGGACTGTAAAGAGCTGCTGGTCGAGCGACAGCGTCTTGAGCAGATGATTAAAGATTTAAGGGACAATGGACAAATTGAACAAGCCAAAGACTACTCTGGAGGTTTTGCTGAAAGATTCTCTAAATGATTGGAAGAAGATAGTCTGGCAGTACAACAGGATTGATTATAAATTCTGGGAAGAATCTTGGAACGAAGAGTTTGAGGACTGATGCCTATCAAAGATCTAGATGCTAGAAAGGCCTACAACAAGGCGTATCAAAAAGAGCACTACAGGAACAACAAGGAGTACTACAAGTCAAAAGCCAAAGCCTCAAAACTCAAACAAAGGGTGTGGAATAGGGCTTTTGTTGACAGGGTCAAGAGGCTTCTTGGATGTGTTGACTGTGGCGAGTCCAACCCTGTAGTCCTAGAGTTTGACCACGTAAGAGGTGAAAAGGCTGGAAACATAGCCGACATGGTACACAGACCGCTTTGTGTCGATGCAATCAAAGAAGAGATTCGTAAGTGCGAAGTGCGTTGTGCTAATTGCCACAGAAAAAAGACCTTTGAAAGAAGGAACGCATAACCGCAAGTATCCCCTCAAGCTTATACCTTGTAGAAAGGGTAACTGGTCACATGTGGGTTCAAGTCCCACCTTGCGGACAAAGTAAACGTGTCGTATATTTGAGCCATGCGCGTCAAGAAAAAACGCAACTACAAGAGAGAGTATCGCCTCTTCCACAAAAACAAGAAGGCTAAGAAGGCACGCGCTGGAAGAAACTTCCGACGCAGGAGGGCCGAAAGAGATGGTAGGGTCTCTAAGGGAGACGGAAAAGACCTGCATCACTACACGGTCGGAGGGAAAACCATGACAAGGATTGAGTCAGCCTCAGTAAACAGGGGCAGGTCTGAGGCCTCCAGGAGGCCAGGTAGTAGCAGAAAATAAACTAATGCACCTGTAGCTCAACTGGATAGAGCAGCGCACTTCTAATGCGCAGGTTTCAGGTTCGAGTCCTGACAGGTGTACAAATTAAATACAATGGCAAAGGTTCAAGTATCCACCTACAAGTCTAAGAGAGTGAGACGCAAAGGCGTTCACGCAAAGACAAAATCATCAAAGAACAAGTCATCAAAGAACTACACTAAGCGCTATGCTGGTCAAGGTCGATGACTATGATGAGGACGTTATCTCAATTTGCCCCAAGGCTACAACGGGAGAGGTTGTTTCAATCGGTGATCTATACATTGCACTTCCCGCTCAGCCTCCCAAAGAGGAAATTGAAGGATATGGACGTCCAGACAACCTGCAGCTGTGGGAGAGGTCTCCTATGCCATCAGAGCTGTCTCGGATTAAGACTATGGACGAGTGGAGTGAGATGCCGCGAGAGTTCAGACAAAAATTTTCTCCGTATATCGAAGAGGAATTTCGCCGTAGGCGTGAGGGCTTTTGGTTTTTCAATAACGGCAAGCCTACATATATTACGGGCAGGCACTACATGATGCTGCAGTGGACCAAGATAGATATAGGATTTCCTAACTATCTTGCATTCCAGCGCGAAATTTTTCTACACATGGCCGCGTGTGAGGCAGACCCGAGATGTATCGGGCAGCTCTATACGAAGTGCAGACGTAGCGGGTACACTAATATCTGCTCGTCTGTGCTCTTGGACGAAGCCACGCAGGTTAAGGATAAGCTTCTCGGGATTCAGTCGAAGACTGGTAAGGACGCGCAAGAGAATATCTTCATGAAGAAGGTGGTTCAAATGTTTCGTCACTACCCCTTCTTCTTTAAACCAATTCAAGATGGTACCACGAATCCACGCATGGAGCTGGCTTTTCGCGAGCCGAGTAAGAGAATCACGAAGAAGAATAAGAGG